GAGGCTTGCGGCTCTGCCACGGTCGAGGCTTACGACTCTGCCACGGTCGAGGCTTGCGACTCTGCCACGGTCAAGGCTTACGACTCTGCCACGGTCAAGGCTTACGGCTCTGCCACGGTCGAGGCTTGCGGCTCTGCCACGGTCGAGGCTTACGACTCTGCCACGGTCGAGGCTTGCGACTCTGCCACGGTCAAGGCTTACGGCTCTGCCACGGTCGAGGCTTACGATAACTCATATGTTGAGGATTGCACAAAGAACATAAACTCAGTTTCCGATCATGGAATAGTCAAAGACTACTACAATCATAAGATATATATAAAGAAAGGAAAATTCAAGATTATCGAGATCGAATAAATTCCTTGCTTATCGATGGAGCTCATGAGAGACATCTACATCAAAGACCCCGACGGAGATTACGAGTACGACGGGGAGGAAGACAACGAGGAATATGAGGAGAGCATGGAAGAGCTTAGGTTCCTATGTGATTCATATAATTGGTAACATCCCGCCCTTACGAGGTGCAACCCCGACCCAGACCGGCAACCGATATCCTAGACAAGTGGTAGGCCATGACGATATCATTGGCCCGGTGGAAAGGGACACGGTAGTGAGGGAAGGGCGGCCGATGGTCTTAGTCCGGGTTCGACTCCCGGAGGCTGACGAATTTAAATACACGATAACATGGAGAAATCAGAAGAGATTGACAAATTAGCGACAGCGTTGGCCAAGTTCCAAGGATCGCTAGAGCAACCAAGCCTCAATTCCGAGGTCAAGGTAAGGACTAAAACGGGAGGAGAATACAAGTTTAAGTATGCGGACCTATCCGAATGCAAAAGGGCGGCGAAACAGCCATTAGCCGACAATGAACTTTCAGTATGTCAGCTAATAGAGGATGATTACTCTATCCGGACCATACTGCTTCATTCCTCCGGTCAATGGATATCGTCCAAGGTAAGGATGCCATCCAATACGGCGGACGCTCAATCCATAGGATCGGCCATCACGTACGCCAAGAGATACGCCTTTTGCGCCATCCTAGGCATCGTGGCTGACGATGACGAGGACGCTAACATAGCGAGCAGTAATACCGCCCAAAAGGAGCAGCCTAAGGAGCTGCCTAAAAAAACGGCAAACTCCAAAGTAAAGAAAGAGCTTACGAGAGATCATCTAAACAATGAGATCGCAATGAAATCCATATCGGAGTGGCTATACAATAAAGAGAAGATAGCCAAGGAGTCCAACCAACCATTCTCCGTAGAAAGCGTTATCAGCAATGCTTACATTATAGGAAAGGTAGAGATGGATTCTTTCGTAGAGATATACAACAACTATAAAATAAACAATAACCTGTCATGAGCAAAGAACTAGAGCTAAGCGGCAAGACCCCGCTAACGAAAAGCGAGATCGAGGCTTTATCCATAGACCTTTTGAACCCGGTACTGGAAGGTGAGGTAGATCCCGTATCACACGTCGTCAAGTTAAAGGCGATGCAAGAGACCATCAAGAGGACGCTGGACGATGACCGAATGAAAGACGCTGTCCTTTCCGAGATCGAGAAATACGGGAAGGAGCGCTCTTGGAACGGGGCCACGGTCAAGATAAAAGAGGTAGGCGTATCCTACGACCACTCCAATTGCAATGACCCGGTCTACGCTAGGCTGATCGAGGAAAGGACGATTCTCGATGCCAAGATAAAAGAACGGGAGGCGTTCCTGAAGACGGTACCGGACAATACCACGGTCGTTGATGACGAGACCGGGGAGATATACACGATCCATCCGGCGATACGGATGGCAAAAACCAGTTACTCTATAACTTTTAATAAACAATAAATATGGCAAATTTATACGGCTCAATATGCTTGAGCGACATACCGAAGGAGTTGATGAAAAAAGTAATGACGGCCAAGGGAGAGAAGATCTTCCTCAATATCTCGATCGGGGAGAAAAAAGAGCCTGTCACGTTCGACAACCGCACCTATACGCATTATGTGTCTTGCGCCCCAAGGAAAGAGGAGCGAAAGGAAGGCGTTTATTATGGCATAGGTGACTTGATGGAATCCACGTTCAAGAGCAACATCCCCTCGCCGGAGGATATCAACAACGCCCCATCGGTCGATGATTCGGATCTCCCCTTTTAATCATGGAACTATACTTGCTCAACACCGCCAGCGGATTGAGGCCATGCTATGATTCCGACTATGACGAGAAGAAAAAACTCAAGCTAGGTAAGATCTACAAGGCCAAGATAACGCTGGCACGGAACTACGACTTCCTAAAGAAGTATTTCGCCTTGATAAATTGCGCATGGTCTTACCAGAACGAGAAGACCACGGCGCATTTCAAGGAGAGCGTGGAGTGCTTCCGGAAGACCGTAGAGATCGCCGCCGGGCATTGCGATACGGCCTATAGCATATCACGTAAGGAATGGATAGAGATCCCGAAGTCGATAGCCTTCGACAAGATGGACGAGGCCGAGTTCATGGATCTCTACGAGCGTGTGAAGGACGTGCTTTTCTCGATATTCCTTCGGGGTATATCAGAATACGATTTCATGAGAAACCTTTCGAATTTTTAGTCATGAGAAAAAGCGACAGGCCTCCAAATTACCTGATCGACAAGATCGTGAGGCATACCAACATTATTATTACCGCTTCTTATGGCAGCGTCAGATACAAGGATGCGGCCAGACTCCTTAAAAAGGAGGTCAAGAAGCTGGAAACCTATAAGAGATACGATAATGAGAGATTTTAAATACTGCCTCAATGAGGCTTGCTCTAAAAAGCATTGCCTCTGTCATCAACGGCAGAGGCATTGGACAGACCCGTCTAAAAAAGAAGGGGAAACTGTGAGGCCGGAATCGGCCTTACTTGACGGGAATACTCCTTGCAAAGGGTATGTCCCACAATACGAAAGAAGAAAATATAATATTAAATATTAATGATATGGGAAAGAGAAAAGAAGGTTCTTACAACTTTGACAAGAACGTACAAATGTTTTTGGCTTGCGCAAAGGACGATAACCGTCCCGCTATGGAATGCGTATATTTCAAGGGAGATTGGGCCTACGCCAGTGACGGATATATTATCGTTAAAAACAGGATATCCGAATGCTCAAACCTTGACGAAGCCATGATACAGGCGTTAGACGGCAAATTGCTGCATAGTCTATTTTTTAAGGACATGTTGAAATATGATGACATCCTTATCTCTGATGACGGAATAGAGTGCCATAAGAAGAATGACAAGGCGTTCTTCTATTTCGCGGATGAGAACTTAAAATATCCAGACGCAGAGAAAGTGATACAAAATCATCTGGCAAAACCCAGCGTTCCGCTTCCTCAAATATCCTTTAACATGGGCTTATTCGACATAATGAGGAAAGCTTTATATGAATGCGATCGATGCACGGCTACTTTCAAGGGCGTTAACGATGCCATCATTTTTGACAGCATGGTAGAAGACGTAAGCAGTATCGGATTAATCATGCCTTTATACAATGAGGCGTTAAATCAAGAAGCTAATTAATATTAGAGTGAGTTTTCCATAGTATTTGATTTGGGTTAGTTAATGATTATCCCCGCCGTCCGTGAGGATTGCGGGGAGCTCGGGAGGTTATCACATCGGTAAGTGATTAGAGGTGCGCACCCAATCAATACGATTAAGGGCGGTTCGACTCCGTCACCTCCCACCAACAACAAATAACAACATGGATTTCGGTAACGACATTCCGGATTACGATCCGGACGATTTTGACAATTACGATTATGAGTGACATTTTTCAAAGCCTGTTATTATCCTTCGGGGTGATAACGTTCATATTCGCTATCCTAGCGATAATTTTTATTGTATTAATCTTGATGGACGACAAGTACAAATGAGGAACATCGAATCACAGACCCAGCAAGCTTGCGTCAGATACTTCCGTCTCCAATACCCGAGATACGCAGGATGCTTCTTTAGCGTCCCGAACGGAGGACGGAGGGACACGGTAACCGGGGCTATACTGAAAGCGGAAGGGGCATTGGCCGGGGTCGCCGATCTGTTCCTGTCAGTCCCGAATAACGTCCATCACGGTCTGTACGTGGAAATGAAGACAAGAAAAGGCCGGCAACAGGACAGCCAGAAGGCATTCCAGAAGGCGGTAGAGGCTCAAGGGTACAGATATGAGATATGCCGATCGCTGGACGATTTCATCACGCTTATAAAAGACTACTTGAATGGCTAAGAAACCTACCAAGCAACCCGAGCGTATCAGATGCGCCGATTGCGTGCACGGCAAGCCTCACAAGGGTCTGGCCGTATGGTGCGAGATATTGAACACCGGGAGGGTAGCGAACTCCTTCCGGTATTGTGACAACTATAAACGATAACTTATATGAGAACGATCAAAGCGAACACGAAGGCAAATGGGGATATACTCCCGGAGCCTAAATTCAAGAGGATACCCGTAAGGGTTGACAAGAACACGATCATCCTCGTAAGGGAGGGTTTGAACGTGGAAGAGCATCTAAAAAGATTCAAGGACAAGGACAACACGCCACCGGGATATATCCCGTGGTTCTAAAAAACTTCAATTTGTTTTACATTAAAAAAAGAGCGACCAAAATGATTAAATCATGATAATAGAAATCTTAAACTATCTAAGAGAAAAAAGAGACATCAAACTGAGGATGTCTCTTTTAAGCAAGGCTGGAGGATATACGATACAAGAACTCCCAATGGTATATTCATTCGTTCTAGGAGGTTTCCACTCCATTCTTGAACTAAAAGAGTTCAGGGAATGGAAAGAGCAAAAACGAAACAATGAGGTTATCGACCCTTCTCGACCGACACCGTTATAGCTTAATATGGAATCGAATTTAGAATGTGAACAAGATCTGTTTTATAACATGCGATGAAATAAAATTGATTATATTCTTTGCGTTTCGTCTTATATGCTTTACATTTGCATCATAATTAGGCTCATGGCTACGCACATCCGAAAGCGTCCTTGCAAATGCCGCTATTGAATAATGGATGTGTCAACCCTTGGGCATTTTTTTTCAAAAATACTGTCCATTGTTGAGCATGGTAGTGGTATGGTAACGCCACGATCGGATAACGGCCATAGCTGAACAGTGGATTTTTTTTGCGTTGCAAAGATTATACTAGATTAAGTGACTAATATTTCACATGATAACAATGGAACTTGTAGGAGCGGTAACAACATGTATAGTAGCCATTCTTGGAGGTGTCTGGTTTATGCTTCAAAAGGCATTTAGATTAGGGGAGCTTAATAAGGCATTGCAAGATATAGACAATCGCACTTGTAATGCTAAATGCGAGTTGCACGATAATGACATATCTGAGATAAAGAGAGATTTAACAGCCATAAAGGATGATATAGTGGCTATAAAATCAATCTTGATAATGAAACATAAGAACGCTTCAGATGTATTCTCTATGAAAAACAGTCCAAGGAAATTAAACGCGAACGGTGAAAGGCTATTCAAGGATATCAAGGGTGAGGAATTCTTGAGACAAAACAAAGATCTCCTTTTCTCTAAGATTGATCAGCAAGAGCCAAAGACCGCTTTTGACGTAGAGAACTATGCAAGCATGGTTTGCTACGCTATAACCGGTGATGATATATTCAACGGGATGAAAAACTTCGTGTACAACTCACCGACTTACATATTGAAGAATGACAAGGGGGATGACACCAAATATGACATATCTCTTCCGGATATATGTTTCGTCCTAAGCATACCTTTGCGTGACATGTACTTAGCGGAACACAAAGACATACCACAAGAGTAATCATAAGGTATACATAATCATAGAGAGCGGACAAATTAATTTTTGCCCGCTTTTTGTTTGGCATTTTGAATTTGAGTTGTATCTTTGCGGTGTTCACGCCAAGAACATGACATATTAGCATGAGTAAATGGGTATATTTTTATGCTCATTTGAAAGCGTATATCATAAAGATATAAGGCTGTCACTCCCTTTGGATACCCACTGCTCACGCTGTGTGTACTGTTCTTGGCGGAACGGGAGGCGACAGCCTTTCTTATTATTTACTCAAATACTTGTCCTGAAATGCCAAGAACAGAAAGTATCGGAGTTAAGTCGAATAATAGTAAACTTATCTCATGGGCTACATTAGCCCGTATCTACAACGCATTACCCTGTGAGGTGTGCAAGTGTGAAACCATAGAAGACGCTAAAGCATATTCCAAGGCGTTGCTCATCCGCTTTATTTATCGCAGGATTGGAGAAAGGAGGTGCGCTATGAGTACTCCAACAGCACGTCAACAAACTATCAAGATCAACCGCCTATCCAAGGAAAACGACCAACTTTCCAAGGAATTGGAGCACGTGAAAGAACAGCTCAGATGGTCTCGCATCACGTCCTCGCAAGAGACGGAGCTAAAGAACTCATGCTTCTTCTTCATCGCCGCCAAGGGGCTATTCACTGAATGGCATGAGTGGCACGACAAGAGGATAACAGAGAGGTTGATGGACGAGATCAAGAGGACTATCAAATAGCCCTACCCTACTCACGTATTAAGATTTTAAAAGCCCCGGTCTAGGCCGGGGAGTATATTGTATTGTCTAAAAAATAAAACTACATAAAAATGACACACCTAAAAAGAAATAAGCATGGCACGGATAAGGACAATTAAGCCTAAATTCTGGGACGATTCCAAAATAGGTAAGATCAGCAGAGACTCCAGACTCCTATACATAGGATTATGGACTTTCTCCGATGATGTCGGCGTTGTGATCGGTGACACGATATGGTTAAAGTCTAAGATATTCCCGTATGACCAAATTCAGGTTCAACAGTTTGAGAAATGGTTATCAGAGCTTGCGACAAATGGATTTATATGTCAGTTCTCTTATAATAATGAGAATTTCATATATCTGCCTAAATTCGCTCGGCATCAAGTGATAAACCGACCGAATGTTGACGATTTGAACATACCTAAAAACAAGTTAGACAATATCTTATCAAAATTCACTGAACAATCACTGATTAATCACAGAACGTTCACTGAACAATCAGTGCCTATAAAGGAAGAGGAAAAGGAAGAGGAAAATATAACAGAAGATTCTAACGAATCTCCTGTATGTGCGACTTCACAGCCGCACGATGGACGGATTGATTACGCGGAACTTGTCAAATTTTTCAATGAAAAAACGCAAGGAGCGTTCGGGAATATACGGATGCCTCTGTCAGACAAGCGAAAAGGGATGATAAACGCACGTATCAAGACATACGGGGAAGAAACCTTCGCGAGGATGATACAAATGGCTTTAAACAGCGATTTTCTCAAAGGCCAGAATAAAAATGGCTGGCGAGCCTCTTTTGACTGGCTTATCAAGCCAACTAATTTCGAGAAAGTAATATCAGGTAATTATGACAACAAAAATAGGGCAAATACTCAACAATGCAACCGTGATCCAAACGAGTTCCTTCGAAATATCGCAGAGGGAATCGCCAGAGCCGATTTCGAGGAATCCAAACGGTGAGTGTAGCGTAAGTCTCTATACCGGGGATTTAGCTGATCCACGAGAAATAGCCGTATCTATCAGCAGATTGATGACCGCATTCCCGAAAATGGGAGATCCGTTCTTCAATTTGTTAGCGGAAAGGGTAAGGGCGAATAAGTTCACCACAAAACGGCTTAATGACGCTATCAACCATCTTATTGACAATTTCAACTACAAGGAGCTTAACATAGCGGATATCATCAAGTTTGACAAGAGAGCCAAGCTATACTCTTACAACGACGTATGCAAGATGGTGTCCAAGGGAGAGGCAACGTTCTCTGACTTTGCCGTTAAAGAGATCAATGGGACACATTACAGGGTAAAGAAAACAGATATAGAGTAACATGGAAATAACAGAGAGATTGAGAAACACCCCTACCGGTTTGATCGTGTTGGTAGGAGACATGAAAATTATCGTGGAAAAGTACAGGCCGTATTATAACGGTCAGAACAAGATCCCGTGCAGGGGATGCGTCTTCCGGGACGAGGGTGCGAGATTCTGCGAATACTCATCTGCTTGCATGGCCCATTTGAGGCCAGATTACGAGAGTGTGGTGTTTGCCAAAACCAAGGAGATATGACACATGGATCATTATTTTCTGGCGTGGGCGGATTTGAGACCGGAGCGGAATGGGTTGGTATAGATACTTTGTGGAACTGTGAGATTGAGCCATTCCAGAGGAGTATATTAAAAAAACATTTTCCAAATACAAAGCAATATGAGGACATTAAAGAATTGTCAAACCCCGGATATGTGGACATCATTAGTGGAGGATTTCCGTGTCAAGACATCAGTATTGCCGGAAAACGTGAAGGTATTAAAGGGAAACGGTCCGGCTTATGGAGTGAGATGTATAGAATTGTACGGGAGGTTAGACCTAAATACGTCATCATTGAAAACTCGCCAGCTCTCGTTATTTCCGGTCTCGAACAGGTCCTATGCGACCTTTCCCAAATCGGGTATAATGCGGAATGGCAATGTATATCAAACTACGCTTTTGGATACCCACATAAAAGGGAAAGACTTTACCTTATTGCCTACTCCAATAAAATCGGATTACAAAGCGACATTTGCAACGATGGATACTTTAACTCGATATTTAAAGAGTGGACATCAGATACGAGTGTCGGATATACTTGCGCAAAAAGGATTCTTGAAATCCCAGCGCATAGCATTGTTAGAAATGATGATGGGTTTCCCAATTGGACACACAGAGTTGGAAGTATCGGCAATGCGGTAAATCCAACAGTGGCAAAATACCTGTTTGAGTGTATTAAAATATTCGACAGCAATTTAAAGAAAGACATTCATCATAGTTGAAAACTGCATTCATCTATGATGAGATAAATTAAAAAACAGAGAAAATGACAAATGAGGAATTGAAGAAATATAAACGGCCATTACCAATGGCATTTACGATGCTTCCGATCGATTTCATATATGAGCATATCGAGGATGAGTACGGAGTCTACGAGACGGGTATGTTCACCTACAAAGGAAAGGATATTCTCATAAATAAGGAAATGGGTGAATGGCATCTGTCCGTATCAGCCAATCACACGCTCGGATATTACGAACTGAAAGAGATACGATACAAGTTTATGCCGGACAGCATGCAGGTAGCTCAGATATTCCCTCCACGTAAGGAATTTGTTAACCTGCACGAGAATTGTTTCCACCTGTACCAAATCAAATTCGATAAATAAGTCATGAAGCAATACAACGATTGGGAAGAGATCGACAAGGACACGAACGGCCTTGTCACCTCACTAACCTACATGGTGCTTTTCTTGAACGACCAAGTGTATAACTACACGGTATCACTCATGGAGGCCATAAGGAATAGCGAGCACTACAGGCATAACGCAAAACGGACGGCCAACGCTATCGAGAGGGGGATAAACGCTTATAACACCAACATCTTCCGGATAGCCAAGGCCAACAAGGAGGCGTTCGCCGAGATAACGCAAAGCATGGAGGAGGACGTGCAACCTCATATAGACCGGTACTACTATACGATCAGCCAGATATTGCTGGATCACGGGGTATCGGGCTCATCTAACCGGATCGCATCCCTGTCATCCACGATAAACATGTTGGCGCAGATGTCTAGGATCACGATATACGATTTCGGCGAAAGGATGCGGGGGATCGTCCCGTTGGCGTACAATCCCCTGTCCTATCTAGATTTGGGCAGGGTAGAGTTCCTAAGTGACCGGTTATCAAGCGAGGTCACCGGGAAGGACGTGAAAATAAACTTAAATGAGCAGCCCGAGATCGTGAAGGCGTTCACGGCGATAACGAACGCTATACTTGATCCGAGGGTGTTCAATAAGGCTTTTGAGAAAGCCGGGTAATTAACTATTTAATCCAAATTGATATGAGAAATAAAGAACTAATCGCTCTATTACAAGAGCAAGACCCGGAAGCGGAGGTAATGATCCGCACGTCCGACGATCAATATTACTACGATTTAGTGGAAGTGTTCACGGATAAGGATGGGGATGTCATAATACAGGAGGGGTAGATATGGAAGAGAAAATAAAACAATGTCCCGAGTTTCCTTTTTTCGGCGCATCTTATCCAGACGCACGTTGTATCAATGGATATTTATGGGATTTGGATAAATGTAACGAAAACGGAGAACTATATGGAGAGGGTGATATCCCTTGTCCGTTCTGCAAGACCGAGGAATTTATTGAGCATGATCCTTTTTCCAAGGAAGATGAGTTCTATGAAGGTATTGAGGATGAAGAAAAAGCCAAGGAAAAAGCTCGTGAATGGTACTTATCTTACATTAACAAATTGAGGGAAAGATGGAATTTAAAATTTTGCTAATAAATAGAAATCATGAATCAAATTTGCACGAATAAAGAACAATCATCCCGGCTATTAGAGGCCGGGGTGAGACCGGAGACGGCGGACATGTCGTATCACTTTACGAGAAGCCGAGTGCCTACGTTGGAGTGGGAACTACAAACAAAACCGCCTACATTGAGAGGTAAGTTTTGGACACCGCAAAGAATAGCTAAACTTGCAATGCCTTTTAATAGGCGTCCTGATGGCACACACATGACGGGGGAAGAAGTGTTTGACAATCTATGGGGCAAGGATGTCCCAGCATGGAGTTTGGCTAAGCTGATAAACATGATGCCCGATCAAATAGAATGTGAGGGATACAACTATTACCTATTCATACTTCCACGAGATAAAGAATTCACTATAAAGTATTCCGCAGGAAGTAACCTTGCCCAGTCATATTGCAGGGAGAGCCTTTTTGATGCTATCACTGAAATGATTGAATGGCTTATCAAGGAAGGATACCTTGACAAGAAATACCTAACAGATAAATGTGGAGACTGCAAACTTATCGAGGATGAAGACGCAAACGGGGAAGCTTGGTGTTCATTTCACCAAAAGCCGGTAAGGTGCGATAGTAGAGCTTGTGAGGATATTTTAGAGAAAGGAGTACAAAATGCGTGAGATTAAATTCAGGGGACAAATAAACAATGTCATAACAGACAATGAAGGAAATGTAATTAAAGAGTTTAAATCTTGGGTATACGGTGATTTGCTTCACAGACCTAATGGTGTTCTTCATTTACTTACTCTTAAAGATGAAGGGTTTTACGAAAATCATGCGATTGATCCAGATACCATAAGCCAGTTCACAGGCCTAAAAGACAAGAGCGGAAAGGAGATTTACGAGGGGGATTTAATAAAAGCCCCAAGCGGACGTATTTATGCCGTTATATTCTCAACATGGAAACATGAAGAGAAAAGAGAGTTTCCCAAAGTAATTGACTTGTATGAACATACAGGATGGTGCATATCCCTAGATGGGGTTAATCCATGTGAACTGCTAGACTTTGAGGTGTGCCAAGGAAGTGTTATAGGCTCAGTGTATGACAATCCCGAACTACTGAAAGGAGGTAATCATGAAAGCAACGTATAATACCATCGATTGGGAATATCGTAGATATGAGATTGCAAAAGAAATGATGGCAGCGTTTCTTAGCAATTCAAGCAGAGAAGTCTATGAAGGCTCTTTTAAAACACAAGCAGAATATGCCGTAGCTTTTGCCGATGCACTGATAGAGGAATTGAGGAAAGGAGGATCAAATGATTAAGGTAACGCTTATAGACTAATAAAGGAAGGAGATGCCTGCACATCTCCTAAAAAACAGCTAGGCTTACTTTTTATCGCTCACCAAGAAAGAGAAGTAACGAGAGGTCTTAGGATAGATTCTCTTACCATTCTTTACGATGTAGCGACAGAAAATACGAGTCTTGCTGTCTTCGTGCGTTTGGTCTTCCACATTAAACACCTCCTTTCCGATTTGCCTGACGACCTGCATCGTCAAGCTATATTTAGCTACGCCCTGTCAAGCGAAACTAAAAAAAGCCCAAAGTTACAGGACAATGGGCTTGTGTCTTTTCTCGGACAAGGGAGATAGGACAAGGAGGTGAATGACAGTTCACCAGATTGGAGGTGTTAATGTTCCAACCAAACGCAATGCAAATATACAGGTTTACCGTGTACTAACAATGTGTGGTTAGCAATATTTAAATATTATTTAAAATCATGGAAAGAGATATTGATAAGAGACAGACGGTAGAAGAAGCGGCTCATTTCTTCGCTGAAAGCAGGAGTAGCGGTAGTGCATTCCCGGCGTATTATCAGGGATTTATAGCAGGTGCCGAATGGCAGGCAAAGCAATTACCGTGGATAAGCACAAAAGATAAGTTACCTGATGATGAAGATCTGGTAATAACTGGCTGCTGGTGTACTGATTATTTTAAATACTTACAACAGGGTTGGTATTGCAGAGAATGTAATGAATGGTATGATATTAATGGTGATAAAATTTGTGTTACCCATTGGATGCCTATACTCGATCTGAGGAATAGTATTAACCGAGCCTTCAAGGGAGGCTCATAATAAAAAGAATAGAAGATATCGCTTGCTTTTCCGGGAAAATTCGTAAGTTTGCGGTGCGAAGATTACACATAGGCACCGCAAGCGAGTGGTCCAGTAGAGAATGAGAGAAGTATAAGCAGCTCCCATAATCCGTTCATGTATCTCTACGATATGTGTGGTCTTCGCAAACTAGGATTATGAGGGGTTGCTCTTTTTTTATTCATCTAATGCGAAGACCAGATGAAGCAAACAATTCTTACAAGAGAAAGTAGCACCGTAGAAATCAGACGCTACTTCATGGCAGTACTCAAGCTGTCAAAATCAGATCAAGAGTTCCCCGTGAACCTTGACGAGGTATATCCTTTAGTGTACAACAAGAGATCGGATGCCGTAGATGTCTTGCAGAAAACATTCATGCAAGATATTGACTATCAAGTTTTGCGGCAAAATCCGCAAAACCCAAAAGGAGGAAGGCCAAAGATCGAGTATCGACTATCCGTGCCCTGCATGGAATTTTTTATCGCCCGGAAAATACGCCCGGTGTTCGAGGTATACCGGAAAGTCTTTCATACGACTGTAGCTAAAAACGCATCAATCCCATTGGAAAGCAAAAAGATCCAAGAACTAAAGAAGGATATCTCAATGTTAGAGAACCGTCTTAAATGGGCCAAGATCACCTCTCAGCAAGAAACCGATCTAAAGAACTCATGTTTCTTTTATCTCGTAGGAAAAGGTCTGTATACCGAATGGCACGAATGGAATCAAGAGCGTATAACCAAAAGGATCACGGAAGAGATCAAGAGATCACTCAACATTTAAATTTTAAAATCAGGTTATTATGGAATCAAAATTAATATTGTCAAAGAATAGTAGCGAGAATGAAATAAAACGTTATTTCAAGGCTGTTTTAAAATTAGCTCAATCTGATGATGAGTTTCCAATCAATCTTGACGAAGTTTGGCCATTAGTCTATTCTGAAAAAGGGAAGGCCGTTAGAGCATTGACTTCAAATGAACAATTTATTGAGGGGGTTGATTACAAGACGCTTGCCCAAAATGGCAAGCAAGATGAAACAAGCTGGGGAGGAAACAATAAGATTGACTATAAACTTACCGTTTCATGTATGGAGTTCTTTATAGCGAGAAAAGTAAGACCAGTTTTCGAGGTGTATAGGAAGGTATTTCACAAACCAACGGAACAAACGTTATCGCTATCCGACAAAATGAAGGCGGCTTCGTGGGCGGCAAAATTCCTAAACTTAAATGATAGCTCTAAATTGCTCATGGCAAAGCAGATACTCGATCCATTGGGTTTGCCTACCCCGGACTATACGGAATCCAAGGATCAATTATTGTCAGCCACTGAACTACTGGGAATTAACGGATTAAAAATATCCGCACAGGCATTCAACGCAAGAATGGCCGCAAAGGGGTTGTTAACGACCTTGCAACGACAATCCAGCAAGGGCATGAAGAAGTTCAAATCCTTGACAGCTGCCGGGCTTAAATATGGGGAGAACCAAGTAAACCCTAACAATCCCAAAGAAACACAACCTCTGTATTACGCTCATCTATTCAGTGGGTTATTAAGCGATATTGGACTATAACAGGCACATCAAGTGCCGTATCCGGGCCATCACCTCATGAAAGTTGACAGGCTCGAAATCGAGAGAATCAACCAACCGATCTAGTTCACGTCTGGAGGATTCTCTCTTTTCTGTATGTTGCTTACCTTTTTTCATTATTAACGAGTGGACACCATAAGAAAAACAATAAGATTATCCACATATACCCTGTACCTGTTGTGTCCCTTTGATAAGGGAGAGGTCTAACCAAATGCGAGGATGATCGTTTAAGCCGTTTCGCCTGCAACATCCTCTTTCGTGTCTGATCCATCTTCTGTTTGTTTAGGTGATATATTGTTCCAATTCATCCCCCCAATCATAGAAGCCACTTGCGAAACCATACCTTGAGGATCATCCGTGTCCTTCAAATCCAAATCCTTTTGAAGAAAGTTATATATTTCTTCCGCTAAAGGAGTAAACTCCAATTTTTCCCCTTTTTCGCGCGCCTCATTTACGGATTCCGTCGCAAGACGAGCGGCCTCAATTTTTAAATCTGCTTTTGTTACCATTTTCTTTTCTTTTTTTTTGTTGATAAATATGTCTGTTTATCTCGTTTTTATGACAATTGCAATCACAAATGAACAGCTGGATATCGGGAGCTAGCTTTCCTCCTATGTACCCGCTTAGGTAAGCTATCTCTTCTCCACCCACATCCATATTTAAGGCTATAGCCATGTGATCGGTCAAGTGCCGGCACTCGTGGAACAACGAATTGGAGAACTCCCTGTAAGACGAGGTCCGGCCTATCACCATGACGGATTCCCTTCGCCGGTAGTTGGAATAAGTAAGTCCCACGTCCAGCTTGCAGGAGCCTACGTTGCCATAAGCCTCCCGTATCTTGCTTTCCGGGCAACCGACCCTCCTCAATAGGGCTATGATATCGGATGTCCTCGAGCAGGTGACGTTATACAGTACGTGGATCACCCAATCGTATCTCTTGATATGGTAATCCCGTCGTATCATCTCCTTACCGTCTTGAACTCCCGCTCTATCCTCCTCCTTTGTTGCCGGGTGAGATTGGTTGCCTTGAGATTGCCCACCACCTCGGATACCTTGTCAAAATCCTTCTCCGGCATACTCGCCAGCACGTCCTTGGGGGACTCTCCCTTCAAGATCCTCAGTATGTAGCCCCAGCCTCCCATCACATCATCTCCTCCCAGATTATAGGCGTGCCGGACCCGATGCAATCAGCGTAGAACCGGGTGAACACTATCCCGTCGTAAGCGTCCGGATCGTCGCAGACGTTCTTGACATAAAGAGCGGCGTACTGCTCGTTAGGCACGGAGGAGCCAAGGTAATCGGCCTTGCACATGTTGGCGGCGTAAACATAATCGTATCCACCCTTTTTCTTCACGTCAACGCTATACTTCTTTAGCATCTCATCCACCTGCTCCTTGGTGAAAGGGGTTATCTTGACCTTTTTCCCGTTTCCGTCCTCCTTCTCCATCATGGATACGGCCCAATCGCACATGGCCTTGGAGAAATGCCAGCCATACGCCTTCAGGTAGGATCGCATGCCGGAAGGGAAATCATCATACATATCTAGTCTCATATTCCTCTGTTTTTTAGGAGGGGGAAACCGGTCCCCCCTCATGGTTATCTACGATATCGTCTCGAGTAGCGTCCGGTGCCCGGCACCCCACGGCGATTGCCATAACCGCCACCGGATGATCCACGACCGCCGCCACGGTTGCCGTAGCCGCCACGCTCCCACATCTCACGGAACTCGTCGTCGTCCTCGAACTCATCGTCTTCGTCTTCCTCCATGCGGTTGCCATAGCCTTCCATGGCCTTCCTCTTTCCTTCCTTACAGCCAAGCTTATAGGCCTCCTTCGCCAGTTCCAACATATCCTCGTCTTCCATGGCGTCGAATTCCTCGATCAGCTCTCTCAGTTTTCTGCTATATGTTCCCATATTATCCTGATTTTTTATTGTTATTACCTTGTTTCTCAAAAAGAATCTGCTTAATTTCCTCGATACCGCCACCAAACAATCTTTTCATCTCCGCAATCTCGCTCTCAAGATTGGCAATCTTATCCTCCTGCTCTTTCTCCTTCTTGAACTGGGGATTGAGTTGGGTAAGCATAAGCTCGCAATTATCTATGATGGACTTATGGGCCTCTATGCTATCCAATACCTGTCGGCTATTCTGCAACATGGAGCTTATCTCTTGGTTCATCATGGCCAGATCGCACGCCAATACCAGTTTCTCGCCGTTGTCAGGCTTATAGTCCGCTATGGACTTATCGGCCGGTACGGAAGATAGTTTAACCATGTCGTCGCCTACTTTGACCGTTAGATCGATAACCATCTCCGGTTGCAAGGGAGGGTAGCCCGTATTGAAATTTTGCGGTTTAGGTCTCAGGTTTTTAGTTTCCACCACGCTACCTACCTCGCAGAAAGGCTTGTCTGTCTTATGAAGGATAAAATATTGGTTGCCTTCTCTTAGTTCCTTAAATGTCATTTTCTTCTTGATTTAAAGAGAACCGGGTATTATCCCGGGTTCTCGTTATTTATTTCTCGTTACGTTCGCCTCCGCTCTGGTATCGCCCACTTGGGCGGACGGAGTAGGATTGCTTGATGCCTTAACCCCTAGAAGACGGAATATCCCCTGAGGCTTATTGAACCAAACAATATGCTCTGTATAACCTCCTAACATAGGCGATCCGTTAGCGGAGTCCACAGGGACGTTAACGTCATTCCCTGTCACCTGTACGTTATGGTGGTCAACAACCGGAATCCGGCTAGTACCCGCCTGAACGCCTTGTGACGGGACTGTCGTGGCGTATCCGTTGGGAACTATAACGTTCACGGGATAAGAAGCCTCCGTGGTCGTAACCGGATGTCTAACTCTCCAGATCAATACCCCAACATCTGGGAGGGCGCACCATACGAACGGATTGAGTCCGAAATCGATCCTTGGTTCCTCTCCATCGGGGGTGGATACGGCCTTGCCCGTCGTTGACACGACATAGATGCCGTTCTGGTCAACCCTCGGGACGCAAGTCCTTACGTTTAATCTCGCTGTCATGACAGGGCCTCCTTATACTAAGCCTCCATTATACGCGCATCCGCATCCCTCACGGGTCACTTGTACCTGCATCGGGTTGCAACAGTTGGGGTTCGGGACGAAATAGGCCGGTATCGGACATGGAGCCTTTAGCTGGGACACGATGTTGGCGGTCTGTGCGGCCTGAGAGATTCCAAGCTCTAGGGCTGACTTCTCTTGACGCAACGTGTCAATCTTGTTTTGCATCTCTCTCATCTCCAACTGGCAGAACTTGTCGTTGATGATCTGGGTTTGAGCGTCAATCTTGGCTCCAAGGATGTTAAACTGCGTATTGGCGTTACCGGACAAGGTGTTCGTCTGATTGACAATGGCCAATTGATTCTCATAACCTTGCGTAGTGATAGCGTTACGAACGTCGCAGCAGCAAGAGGCGATCTGGCTCAACAATTGGTTGTTACCGGATTGAACGGCGTTGATGATTTGCTGAGAGGATAAGCCTACTTGGTTACCCACGCTCTGGATCTGTCCTTGGATCTGGCAGATAGCGTTTTGTAATTGCTGGGTTGAGCAATTCAAGGAAGATGACAATTGGCTGATAGCCGTTCCGTTTCCTTGGATAGCGTTCATCAACAATTCACGACCAGCGTCATTGTTCAATTGAGCCGGTAATCCGTTAGCCCCGTTGTTGCCGAAGCCGTTGCCACCCCAGCCTCCCCATACGAAGAACAGGAGGATGATCCAGATCCACCAGCAACCACCACCGCCCCAAGCGTCTTGATTGCCCTTATTGTTCATCAAAGCCGCTACCAAATTGGGGTCCAATGATTTTCCACCACCGCCCATCAAGCTCGGGAGAAAGGCCATGATGTCAAACTTACTTCCACCGGAATTACCTCCTTCGGGAGTACCGATAAAATAATTTCTATCCATTATCTTTAATTTTGTCGTTAATCCGGCACCATTACCGGACACGACAAAAATCATGAGAAGGGCTTTGCTAAATAAATATCTCCTTGCTAGCTTGTTGCGAAGTTGTTGCTAGTTCTTTGCGGAAGGGGATGAGACAAAAAAAGCGCCGCCAATTTGTATTGACGACGCTTTTACCTTTTAAGGGAGGCTTTATAATGATATGGAAAGGAGCTCTTCTCCTAATTTATGCAAGGCTTTTTCCAATTTTAAGCTTTGTTCGGGTCTAGGATTTCTTCCTCCAGAAGCATAATGCCATAATTGTTTTTGATTTATCCCTGTAATACGTTCTAAACCAGCCTTTGAAAATATGCCAGAATAAAACTCCAACAAAGACCGTACATCCATTTTAAACACCAACTCGTAATCACCTTGCAACTCTTCCGGAATATCACAGCCTAGCTCCTCACATTCCGAAACAAAGGTATCAATAGATTCTATCATACCCATTTTTATCTCATCAATAGTTTTACCGGTAGCTATTATACCGTCCAAACCATCAATATAAGCCGAGTAATTATTGTCGGCCCGTTCAATGATAACTCTTAGTGTGTGCATACATTTTGTCTTTTTTTCTTCTTATGTTTTCCATGTATTAATTCAAAAGTTTTCTGGAGGCGGCATCAGCAGGACTATTTAAGTCCTGCCTCCCTTAAAACGGAATTCAACGTCCCTTCCTTTAGATCATCGTTGAGATTACCCGGAATTACTATGGGTCTTCTGGCTCCTTTCCTATAGTAAATCCTATGATCTCCACGCATCCGGACAAAACGCCATCCGTTTTCTTCAAGTAAGGATATAACATCCTTGACTCTCATTACCATTTATCCTCCTTTCTTTTTTAATTATAAAAAAAGATAACAAACAACGAAGGTTTGATAGGGGCAAAGGTAACTATAATTCTACTATCTCCAAACAAAACGATAACTATTTTTCTACTATTTCGTATATACAACTATTTTAAGATCAAAAAAGTTCACGAATATAGAGGATTTTCTATAGCTAATTTTTCCTTCACGCTTTCTAATACTCCTCTCAGGAAATAACTCCTCCTTATCCTGTCCGGGTACAAGTTACGCATCCGGTTGACGGCTTGCCTCGTCATTCCAGTCAGATCGGATATGATATTGTCGCTCAACTTGCGATCGGCCAGTATGGTTATAGCCACTCCCCTAGCGTCAACGTTCCTCTCCTTGTTGTTGCTAAACATCATTACCGGATCGGTCCCGCACTCCTTGCAGACTGCCTCTATCACTTTTTTGTAAAAAATTTCCACCTTATTCATAAACTTTTTATTTCGTGGTTTGTTTTACTATTAAGCCGGGCAAAAAAATGCACGGCAGAAAGACATATAAGAATCTTCCCGTCGTGCGTGGCATGAAAAAATAATCAAACTTCCGATCCGATTATTTAGGGAAGATTCTTTTTCTTTATCCTCCCTTTCCGGTTCGTTCTCACGAAGTCACCATCAAACTAATATTAAATTAATCATGAACAAAAAACGTCAGCCCTTGTTATTCATATAACGCATTCATTTATTATCAGAGGTTTCTCGAGCGTGAGCCATGGAAGCCTCACCAAATTCTATAAAACCCACCTATCCCGACATAGGGTGACAAGCCATTCTTACCGATCCCATAACCTGCTATAACTCCTATTCCCCATCTACGTGGATTCATTGTCTTGGTTATATACTCAGTCCTTCTATAAACCTCGATGTAATCAAGATTAGACTTATAGCCGGATATTGACAGCCGGTAATCATCCGTCTTGTACTCCTTTTGAGTTATCGGCACCGGGACATATATAGGTTCCTTAATCGTGTCACCGTCTAATGTAATGTAGACAGGAAAAGGCTCTGGTATCGTCCGCACCAATGTCTCGTAAACAGGATACGGGATACTGTCATGGATCGTGTCGGTTATTAATACGGTATCAGATTTAGACACGACTTTATCAGTCACATCCCCCCGGATATGGTAGCCAGCCGTGAAACTGGCTACCAAGCACACTAGTATTAATATGATATGCCACGGTTTCATTTTGCGATTTCCTCAATACGGATGCGCTCAATAAGGATTTGCCTATAAGCTTCCATCGCTCCGAATTGTGCACGTAGCAATACTTGCTTTTGCGTTGACAATCCTTTGAACATATCCGTACCAAAAAACTTACCTAGCTTTTCTTGCTTATCGGATAATTCGGACAATTCTATTTGGAGACGATCCGTAAACGTCTCACAGACCTTATAAGCCTTCTCGAATGGCCCTGCTGGACTCCATGACTCGTAACCGTCTTGATACTTCACATGATAGCCAGCATTTGACTTCTCGCTTTCGTTAGGTACTCTTCCCGCTTTAAGCAATCCTTTCTCAAAAGCTTCGCCCATTGTCATAGGTTCTGCTTCAATCTGTTTTGTTCCAATATATTTTTTCATCTTATTTTACGCTTACCTCTACAGCATTAGGTCTTGTTATTGTTAAAGTAAATTCCATCCAGCTATAACGTCCGACATTTCAGCCTCTCTCCCATTCTCAACCTTGCTCATCCCGGCCACGATCCGGATCATCTGCTCACGATCGTTGATGTTGATAGGATCATCAGCCGGGATACCGGCGTAATCGGATACGGCCTTAATGTAAGCGTCCGTATCATTCTCGTTTTCCGGCGCCCATCTTCCTATCATCTTGCGGATCGTGTCCAGCTTATAGTTCCGGTAATAGTTAGACAGGATCTTGAAGATCGCCCTGTAACCGTATGCCATCGTATTGAACTGCTTAAACGACTTGTCCTTGCTAGGTCGTATCTCGCCTTGAAAGAGATCACTATTGATCCGAATGTTTCCGGGGTTATTGTGCCTAAGTCCCCTAGGTAATTTTTCATTTGCCATATCTATAATTTTATTATTACATTTGTACACTTTGTTAACCTTGCTATCCTCACTTGAGAAAGACAGGAAGCTAAAGTTTTCTTGCTCCCCCTATCCATTTGGATTCGGGGAGCCTTCTTTATCGCAATCTTTATCCTCCTTATCCTCACTATTTATATTGTTCTCGATAGGAGGATTCCTATTGGTACATTTCAAATCTCTGCATTTAAGTACTTTGTATACCGCTATCTGGGTTGTAAGACGGTTATTCTCGTCACGAAAATGTCCCTGATCGTCGTATAGTTTATCTATAAGATTGCTCAAACCTTTCTTTTCCTCCTGACTTTTGATATACAATTCCTTCCATTGCTCACTCGCTTTCGTCTCATTCTCCAACTCGGCCGATTTCCTCTTTTGCGGAAACATCAGCACTGCTCCAAGACCACCTCCTCCAACAAAGGTTAATACGGCGGTTAACATCATCGTCCAATCCATTCTTCCGATCCTTTTTAATTAGTTATAAAACCATTATGCTCTCCTCCTCTCTCGCCGCCTCCCACTCGGCGAAATCGCTATCCACACGGTCTTTCAACGCCTTCCTCTCGTTAAGGAACGTCTTATAAGACTCCACGTATGACAAGTCCAGTATGCCTAGCTGGGCGGCGTTGTAGTCGTTCAGCTTCTTTTGCTCCACGTCCTTGTCCCATAGGGCGTTAATGCAGGCCTCCAATATCTTGTTGGCCGTCAACGTGGGCCATACCCTGACCTCGTTGTAACTATAGGAGATCACGGGGGCCATATCGTCACCCATCTCCCTTGTCTCCTCTATAATTTCCCACCGGTAAAGGTAGGATCCGTCACCGTCCTTTTCCATAGTGATCGGTATAGTGTCGCTATATGTTCTTTTCATGTCTTGTTATTTAATCGTTATACAAAAAAATTCCCGACGTGAGACGTGCGGCTACGCCGACGTTTTACGAAATTCGGGGAAAAAGCAAAGGCGCGAACCGATGTAACGACGCGCAGCGGAAGGCGCAAAATCCGTATTCACGTAAGCGAGGCCCGCATACGACCCGCGGTCCGCGCTACCGCCAACCAGCACCACCTGCATGCGGTTAGCCGATGTATAGGTGTAGTAGTAGTCGCACCAGTAGGTAGAGGAGCTACCGCCGACCTCCGTGGACACTATATCGCCATCTTCCCCAAGCAACATCTTCTTGGCATAACCGTTTGTACGGCAGATATTGCCCTTCTTATCATAGCCGGTGTAAGAGGTGTCGCTGAAATTCGACGGGTCATCGGTAGTCCATAATATGGATAATCCCGCATCGCCCGTGGTGACCTGTATATTGGCCCCGTCAGTATATTTCCATATATGGCCGAACGGAGTCTCTATACCACGATACCTGTTAGCCATCAACGTGGCGTGAGTACCGCCGGAAGCGTTCTTCACCACATATGCCTTCTCTCCCGAGCCGTTCCCAAACTCGTTGGTATAGCCGCATGGGATAAGGGGGTTGGCGTTATTGAAGTTAGTCCAATCCGTCATTTGCGTTGGTCCCGGACCTAGGCCACCTTGGGCGAAACCGTTAGCGTCCTTCTGGGCGTTGAAAGGCTTCTGGCTGTCCAGCGTGGCGTACTCGACGGCGAATAGCCAGAACAGGGTCTTGTGGGCGTTGTAGGTGTACATCTCCCACCCGCTGCCACGTTTCCTCGCGGCTTGCCGGAATTGGTCTCGGGTGAGGTTGGTGACGGGACGGCCGAGTAGGGAACGGTAGGTATCATCCCATTCAGCGGTATTGTCGCCACCTCTAAAATTAATTGAATTAGGATCACTTGATTTACTAGCTCCAGCCGCCGAACATAATAAATTATCGGTTCTATACATTCTGGCTTCATATGTTGAGATATAGAACTTATCTACATGTTTATACCCAGGTAATGGAATTTCGGACAACATCTTCCTAAATTTAGTGCCATTAAAATACAATTTATACCAATGTTCAGGTATCTCTGTCATAACGGCATAATCCAAATAGCTTCCACCCCATGAAAGCTCATTATCCAAATATTCTTTAACTCCACCATCTCTATCCAAAAGACACCTTCTCATCTTACTCTGCACCGGCAACTCCCGATGTAGTTGCATATTACCCACACGCTTCCCGTCCGGGCTTGACGATGCCATGTCCCACTCTACACCGTAGGCGTACCGCCCCTCTATATCCGGGATGTCCTCCCAAGCGGGGGTCCACTCGGTGGAGATGTCGCCGTACTCGAGCTTCACTTTATGTATAGCTATATTTCCTTTTGTGTTATTGTCTGGTGATTTTTGATACAACTTTAATACATTTTCAGCAATCCCCCCAGATTCCCATGTAAACGTAACGGAAGCTTTCCCATCAACAAACTTATCCCTAGCGATTGAGGCTAAAAAAACCGAACCTCCAGCTTTATATAACCAGACAGAAGTAACATCAGATCCTAGATCCGCCCATATAGTAAACGTTACTTGTTTTGATTCTGGAATATTTTCAGCTGTATACCAATCGGTAACCCAATAACTGGTAGAAGAGATTTCCTTCCCCGATCCCAGCAACAGGTTCCTGCCGTACACGGGCAGCTTGCGGTACTTGCCGTCGGCCATCAGCGACTTATCCTTGTCCCCCTTGGTCTTCAGCGTTATCGACACGTCCGGATCTTCGTTTTTGGCCTTGTCCGGCGTTATGGTTATCTGACCGCTAGACGGGGTGGAGGTGACAACGGGCTTTAACTTATCAACGTCCGTCCTTAGACCGGTGACCAGATTCCGGATATCCGTATCGTCGTAATTATCCAATCCATCCAACTTACCCTTATCTTCGTCAGTATAATTATTGTCCGTATGGACGTAATTAGCGTCCTTTACGATGTGATCGTCATTTGTTAATTGGGATGTCTTGGTTGGGATCAAAGCCGTTATCTCCGCACGCAAGTCATTGAGAAGACCGGTTAGGGTTTCCTTATCCGTAATACCCTGCAAAAAAAGCTCGATCTCATGGAAGGTATCTATAGCGTCGCTCGCTCCATCACCCAATAACGTGTCGATATCCGCCTTGATAGAGGCGATCTCACTCCTGACCCATTCATCATCATAGTTGGATAAGCCGTTGATCTTAGATAACAGCTCATCCGTAAGGTCGTTTGTGCTAAGTCCCTTCCCTTTGATCTTCTCGACAAACCTATCGTCAATCTGTCCGGACGTGTAATAACCTGACAAGATACTCGTGACCTCCGCAAGTATTTGTTTTTTCAAATCCAGCAACACTCCGGCCATATCCTTATCCTCTGTCATACCGGACAAGAACTCCACCACCTCCTGCCATCTGTTGATGACATTGTCCGCGTCCGGATCTCCCGTTATAAACGTGGACAGATCGGAAGCCACTTTCCTTATGGCCGTGTCAAGATCCCCCTCTACCTCCTTCGCCCTGCTGATCTCGGAGGTTAAAGCCTCTCTTAACGCCGTATCATCGTAATTACTCAATCCGTCGAGCTTTTCCAAAAGAGCGTCCGTCAAGTTGTTATCCGTATGCGTGTAATCGGCATCGGTTACGATATTATCAGGCAGAATGGGTATCCCTAACTCCTCTAGGGACTTATCCCCGACCAACTCAACCCCGTTGATCCGTGGTTTATTGGTCATACTTTCATAATCTCCGGTCCCTACGGCAGGAACGGATATATCTCCCGTTAGCTTTACCGTTGTCACCTTGACGCTGCCGCATCCCGTATCTCCACCTACGGAGCACGACCGTGGGATAAGACGGAACGCATCGCAAGCGTCTACGGTGTACATGCCCTCCTTCCCTTTGTTCTCGATAAGGGTCAGCGTATAGACGCCGTTATAATCTTGGTCTTTACCTAAGTAAGTGAATCGTATCACGTTATCCCGGAAGTGGAGGTCTTTTACCGCCATCTTCTTATAGCCATTGGTCATGAAGACGCTAATGTTCTTGCCATCCAAAGACTCGGGCTTACCGTCCCGGAAGATGGTCCATTCTATATTGATGTCGTTTCCTATGCGAATAGCTTCCATATCCTTTTTTTATCCATGTTATTGCGCAAACGGGTCTACGATTTTTATATCATAAGATCCAGATTCATTCTCCTTGGCGTAAACATCGACAGAATCCAATCGATCGGAAAGAGTCAACAATGTATTATTATTTGTAGCAATAATTTTTACGGATACGTTATTCATCGATGAGCATTTTAATGATGGCTTTCTAAGTCCTCCATAAATAAAGCAATTTATAATATCGCCTTCATAAGATATTTTATTTATATCGCATATGTTTGTATTATTAATAGAATAAGTTCCCTCAAGCGTCAATGAAGCGCTAAAAACAGAATTGATTATATTTGATACCGTTTTTTTTGAAATGACTTTGGCGCCAAGACAAATCTTACTGGAGGCAAACTTACTAGCGCTCATACCAAACACAATAACAGATTCAATAGCCTCAATTTGATTACAAGACAGTAAAAAAGGAGATATTGAATCAAGGAGTCCTTTTACGCAACCAAACACCAATTTGGGTGATGATGTTAGCTTGAATTTTACAATATTATTATAAACGGAACCAGATCTCACTATTGTTTTATCCTTGATGTCCGACTGGGATGGGGTTCCCGTCTCTAAATGAGAGAACAGATAAAAATCCAATGAATCACTCGTGACAAAATCAAAATCAGAAGATGACAACGTGAAAAGGGCGTTCTTGAAATCGAAGCATACATCGTTATTATACTCATCTATTAATCTCCAGATAAAGCCTTTTCCAGAAGCCGATGCCTCTTTAAAGCGAGAAGTGTCGTTATCCAATGAGTAATAGACTGTCCATAGATCCAGATGGGAGTTTTCGAAATATACATCCCCCTCATGTATCATAGCGGAGGCTTTCTCGGAAAGCTCAGATGAAGACAATGCCTCCACTACGATATCAAATTGATGTCCCGCTGATCTTAACGTGTTAAAGACGGCGTTATAATCCGTTATCCGGTATTTATTCCCTTGAACAAGACCGCCACTATTCCTAAGAGCCACTAGTTCCGAGTGGGTTATCTCGATCAAAACCCCACCGCCTCCAGAACCGGCCAAATCATACTCTTGCCCGTTTACGTTTACCTTTTTAATCGTGCTCATAATATCCTTAGTGTTTATTTAATTGTTAATATATCATTATCTACCTCCACCGACGTATCGGTAATCGTAAGCGTATCATCGGAAACGCCGGCCGGAAGGTTCCTTGTCAATACAAGCAGGCTACCTATCACGAAGGCCTTGGGTGTCCCGATCATCAATATGTCATTCTCTACCTTCACCGACGGTATCAAGGCTAACAAATCTTGTATTTGCTTGGATTGCTCGTCTATAATTCCCTTGAGCTCTTTATATATATTGTTAACCTTGTTGGTTAATGGTTGTATGGCAGCTTCTATTTGCTCCTTGACACTTCCCCCGTCCAGCCGGGGAATCACCACCGTTCCATCCTCCAGTATAGATAAGGCGTTATCTCTCCGTCCATCATCTCCAATACCATAAGAGAACAAAACTTTATTTCCGTTGATCTCAGAGAGGTTGTAACGTCCGAACGATACCTCGTGATCGTTGGACACGGAAAGATGGTCGCCATGGGCAAAAGCGTAGCTAGCCCTAACAACAGAACATGAGTACCCCCCCACATGCGACCATCTGGCATCCCCCCGGATGTAATCATCGCCGATATGCGACAGGCAATCTATGACGTTATTCTCACCTTCCACATGGGCAGCGGTGGCGTAATATATCGTGGAGCCATCCCCGGACTCACGGACGAGGTTGGATTTTCCCTCTATGTGACATCCCGTATCCCTAGATTGGGGATAGACCGTATTCCAGCATCCCTCTATATGGATCACGTGGTCAATCTGAGCAGCCCCATGCGCGGTTACGGAGGCCCCCGATACATTTCCACGACCTTCAACGTGTACGCAATTGTTTAAAACGACATTATTAACGCCCTCTACATGGTTTCTTTCCCCAAAGGAAGCATGTATATAATAATCATTAAACAAGTCCTCGCTTACGATAATCTCTTTCCCCCATGCGAGGCCATATGTATCCCATATCGTCCTGATCAAATCCTCTTCGTTAAGAATTTTTTTCCCCCCCTCAACGGGCGGCACGTAAGATCCATTCTCTATACGAGCGGCCAGTCCCTCGACATGCGACAACCCTCCCCAAGCGATCCCGTTCATCCCTTCCACATGCCCTTGTGGTCCCAAGCACCACGTCTCCCTCCCCTCGGCATGGGCATCGGCGGCGAAAACACTCGTCTTATACCCCTCGGCGTGAGCCCGAGGGCCGGCTGCGTTCGTCTCCCGGCCCTCCGCATGAGCATAGGCGCCGGCGGCCTTGTTGCTCTCGTAATCGTTGAATATCTCGGCGTTCTTGTAACCGGGGTAGTTTCGTCCTACGCCGTTTCCTCCCTCGGATGAGATTTCTATATCACCCTCCCCCAATATGGATTCCCCGTTAACCGTCTTGAAAGAGGTGCTTGAGGGTAATGCCCCGACCTCATCGGCCGTATATGATGGTTTAGTGGATGACATTATCCATTCTGGCTTATTAAGGACATTGGTCCAGTCTATACTGGCGGGACCTCCAGAAGTCCCGTCCTTACCTCGTGGGATACCTAGATTTATCACGTACGATGGGTTTCCCTCACTATCAACCCCGGTTCTAACGATATCGCCAGTGGCATCGCTACCCGCGGATAGGGTGGTGACTCTCACGTCTTCCAATACTGGGGTCTTCCCTGCCAGACCCTCCTCTGGAATATCCGCTATCTTGTCAAGCAAGACGTTTATCTTATCTGTTGTCTTGTTAATGATTCCCATATCACACCTCCTTCAACGATATACCCGTTATTGTTATAGTGGCCGTACTATCGGGGAAGAACGACATAGCCACCGCGTCGCTTACCGTGCTATCTCTCTTGTAGACCGTTATATCCACGACAAAGGTCTTTACGGATGTCGTTATCTGCTCGCCATAGATCATATCTCCCGAGGAAAGGTCGTTGAACTCTCCTCCGGAGTCTATAGAGCCTATGCCGGCCAAGAAAGTGACCGTACCGGAAGCGACCTTGGCCGTGACACTTAGCCTGTATATATGCCCTTGCGACAACTTGCTCCCGAGATATCCCTTGTTGAACAGCACCCATCCCTGATTGCCGGACGAGGACATGACCGTCATATTACCGCCGGAAGTGGAAGCCGTCAAGGTACCCGTCCCCTTCTTCAACACGCTCGTATACGCGCCTGATGTCAACGAGGTACCCAACAATATCTCGTCACCCGTTATAATAGCCTTCTCGAAATTAGCGGTCAAGGTCTTATTAGCGTCCCAAGTGACGTTGTGGGTCTGGTTCCCCCCATCGCTCCAGCTGACAAAGCGGTAACCGGAGGCGGGGGTAGCGGATACCGCGCGTACCGTCCCCTTGTCGGCGGCACCTCCTCCAGACACGGTACCGCCCTGTTGCGGGTTGGCTATCAGGGTCACCGTATATTGAGTCACCTGTATCTTGGTGAAATACGCGGTTATCCCCTTGCCTGAGACATCCCATGTAACCAAATGGCGTTGGGCGCCACCATCGCTCCATCTGGAGAACTCATACCCATCGTTGGGTATAGCCTCCACGTACTCCTGCTCTCCCTCGTATTTGAACAGCATAGATCCCGGTGTAGGGATTGTCGTACCTCCCTCCTGCGGAGACACGTAGATCCCAACCGTTATCAAGGAGGTTTCTCCAGTGGTCACATACAAGGTCCCATCACTTTTCTTTCTCACGTCTCCCCCTCCAATGTCACTGGGATTAAGAGTCAAGAAATTATTCCCTGAGCCAAAACCGAACACAAGTTTCTCCGGGGAGATAAACACGCTCTTATCTCCCTTGTGCATATTCAGCTCTGGCATACCCGTATTCTGGTTCACGGCGAAACGCATGATCTCTTCCCCGTTATAGGCGATCCTCAAATAACCGTTAGAGATGACAAGCTCCGTCTTAGTACCAAGGGAGTGAAAGATGCCGTTCATGTCCACGGAGCCATCGGTCTTAACTATGAACTTATCTTTTACGTTCAAGTTACTTGTTTTTATCGCCTTGGCTATAACGAGAGAAGTGATGAGCAAGTCCGTATCTATCAACTGGGTATTGATAGATGCCCCGTTTATGATGGTCTTGCCCTTCGCCGCTTGTTCCTTCATCGAGGCGTAATCGGCGTATCCCAGCTGTTTGGCCATCTCGTTTTTGTCCGCTTCGGTAATCGTCTCGATATCGGAGATAAGACCATCGGAGGCCTCATTGACCGCCTCCTCCTTGATCTTCTGCTGGATCGCCTTGTTAGCGTTCTCTATGGCCGTGGCAAGTGAGGCATAGGCGCTGTTGAACGCGGAGAACTTGCTATCGACAATCTCCTTCTCGGTTATTGTCGTCTTACCGTCCGAAATGGCCGTCTGTATAGATGCCAACAGGTTATCCACCGCTCCCATGAACGTCACCTTGGCGTTCAGTAAATCCGTTTTTGGGGTACCGGAAAGGAAAGGGTTGGTATATAACGTGTTGTAGGTTGATTCCACCTCTTTCTTGGTGGCGTTCACCGTATTGGTGTACTTTCCTATGGCCACCGCCTCCGATCTGGAGATAATCCCGTCCTCGAATGCCTCGTCCGTGAAGTCCTTCAAGCCCAAGACATCGCTCTTGGCGGTATTGGCGCTGTCCATCGCGCTCGTAGCGTTCTTGTTAGCCTCATCCGCGGCTTTCTGGGCGTTATCCGAGTATGACTTAAGATTATCCTGTATTTTTTTGTTAGCGTTCTCCACAGCGGAATAAAAATTACCGCAAGCGGTATTGAACTCCGTGTATTTATCGTTTATATCGGCTATCTCCTCTTCCGTGGCCTTCTTGTCCGCTATGGCCTTGTTTACGGCGTCGATCAGGCTATCTATGGAAGAGAACAGGGTTTCCTTGGCCTCTTCCAAGGAGACAAGCTCTGCCCCGTCAAGATAAGGATTGATCCTCAACTCATTATATGTAGCCAATGACGATGCCTTCTCGTTGTTTACGATATCTATATAGCGGGCGATATCCTTGGTCTCCGCCTCCGATATGATTCCATCGGCGAAGGTGTTATCAACGTAATACTTGAAATTATCCACCGAGCCTTGCACTCCCTCGATAGCCTCTTGGGCGGCGGAGGCGGCTTCTTGGGCATTCTTGATGGAATTATTTATGCCTTCCATGTCCGGCTTGTCTGTCAAGTTCTCGAAGCCGGCAGACCCCGGTTTTATGACTACCTTGCCCGTGAATACGTTCTTGTCGGCGTTCGGGGAAATGACCGTCACTTCCTTATTCAACATCGAGTAAGAGTTGATACCGGAATACAGCTTGAAGCACGGAGCGTCATCGTCGTAGGAGGATAGATAAACTACATGCTGACGATTGGTATCCGTCTTGTTGCCTATCGTGACGATCGTATCACCCGCCTTCGGGACCATGCTGCCGGGGTCACAATCATCTATCGACAAGTCTATATGATCACTCCCCAAGCCTACGACCCTGCGCCAGTAATACTGGTTACGGACATTATGGGATATCCCGGTCTTCACGTTAAACTCCCGGCATTGGGCCATGTCATCGATAGCGAACTCATTCACGATCTCCCTCTCCCCGTCGGTCTGCCGGAAATAACACCTATACACGTTGGTAGTGGCACGTCCGGAGCCTCCTAATGAGTACAACCGGCTATCCTCCACATCATATAGCGGATCACCGTTAAAGTCATACAAGGCATCCAGATCTACCGATACCTCCTCCACCCGAATGCACTCCATGCTCGCCGGAGATAATACGATACGCCCTCCCACGTGAGAGAGGTGCTTGATCTCCAAGGTATCGAAATACGCTTTAAGGCGGATGTAGATCTCGTCCGCCTCTATATATGATTTACCGGTCTTTGGGTCCCTTTTCACGAGGAACCCCGTGCCGAAAGGACCGGCGGCAAAATCCTGAGACTCGATATTATCGGATATCAATCCTCCGAGGAGCTTGATTAGATATTTGGTCTGGTCCGGCTTGTCCTTGCGCAAGAATGTCGCCAACGAGCGAAGGGCGGAGAATACGTTGCTGTCGCTTGCCGGGGTGGAGTCATTGGTACGGATAACGTATACGCCGCTTCCCCCTGAACCGGTATATGTCTGTCCTTTATAAGTCAAGGAATCAACCTTGTCCTCCAATTCACCAAGCCGGCTGTATTGAGTGCTCTCGCCTATAGTATATACAGGAGAATCATAAGGGATATCAAGGCTCATCTCCCAGCCTATAACACGACTGATACGCCCTTCCGACGAGAAGAAAGCGGGATTGACCATCCGCATCCTCTGCCCCACGTCGTAAGTCCGGTTGATCTGGTCTTGATAGACCCATTCCGAGTCCAACGTAGTCGGGTACGTGCCATCGTCAATACTGGTTCTCTTTATATATTCTTTACCCTTGGCCAGAAGCTCCGCCTCCGCCTCCGATATATATTGGTCGGACACTAATTGTATATTGAATCCGGAAAGTATATATTTATCGCCGTTCTCCGGACGGATCACATCGTCTGGTAACAAGCGGCCATAATCCTCGTTAGCGACGATCTCCCATAATTGCTCGACGGGTTCCGCTCCCTCGGGGTTAAAAGTGACTCCGAAAGTCATGCCATTAAGTCTCCCGGATTGGAACGTGACCTTCAATCCCTCGCCCTCTATGATATACTCATCCTTGAACACCAACCCGGTATCCTTGTATTGATAAGCCTTGAAAGTCCCCGTCACCTCGCCGTCCGTCTCTATGTTCCTGTCTACGGTCTTAACATCCGACAACGTACCTATCCGTCTGGGATAGATATCGTCAAATACCACCACGTCCTCCACGGCCTCGGCGTTGGTCATGCCGGGATAGGCATCGATATACGGTGTCCCAGATGGGAGCATGAGCCGCTTTTGCACGACACCGTTGACTACGGTCTGCTCATCTACCGGACGATAGTTGACAGGGATGTTTCTGGTACCTCCGAACACGTATATACGTGTTGCGTAAGTACCCTTGCTATCGTTACGGGTCATAGAGGAAGCCTCTACGCCCAACTCTATCTTTACGGCGTCGCCGAACTCGCAACGCCCGAAATGGATGATATTATCGGTTATCCAGCAGTCGCAATTCCACTTGTCCTCGGCGGCCATCGAGAAAAGGGCGTCCAAAAGGTGGATATTGTCATAAGACATCAACACGGCCTTGTTCTCGACCGTGTTGTCTATATCAAAGTCATAATCGACGCCGTTATACGTATATCCGTTAGCTTTAAGGTTACGCAGGAACACGCCCAGTTGCGTGTCAAGAGTGGCGGTAAGGTTCCATCCTGCCTCCTGTCCATGATTTTCCGGGGTATACTTGAATATCTTCGTGTTCCACTCATAATAATAAGCGTCCAACCTTAACTCATAATCATATTTTCCCGGCACCACATTGGGCTTCTGCAAGGATAGGTATTTATATACCTTGGACAACTTACCTCCTAAAGCGTCATCGAGTACCCCGCTCATGTCCACATAGTCGCCCGGCTTGAAATCAATAGGCGTTTCAACGCTAAAAGGAAGGGTTATATAGTCCTCCTTCATCAAGGTGAATCTCCCCTTTGCGCCCCGGTTTATAGGGGTCGAGAAACGAGTATTGCCCAATATGTCCTTTATCTCGATCATGAACTCAAAGTTCACGCATATAAGGGGGATGGCAAAAAATCAAGCGGACCTAAAAAAAACAATGGCGGGATTGTTGTAATTTTGTTGTAGGAGGAAATAAAAAAGCCCCGAACTGTGGGAAGCGGGGCCTGTGAATAATAATTAGAACTTTCGACATTTAATTTTTAAGTCTGTATCACTGCCTGATATATACATTCTTAATTCACAATTATTTTCTGCTAAACTTATAATATCATATTTGACAAACTCTTTACCTTCAACAAAACAAGTTATAGTACTTCCTTCCAATATATATGTTCCGGAACCATTTCCAAAATATCCACTTCCGGAATATGTACCATCTTCATTAAAAGTAGCAGATGTTTCTTTCATTGGCCAATCCACATAACCATCTCCATTTCCTGTATCAACTTGATTCAAGACCCAAGTTCCGTAAATATTTTTCATTTCATCAGGGATTTTCTTTTCATCATCATCCGAACATCCAATAAAGGTAAACAACGGCAACATCATTGCCATAATAAACAAAAGCTTCTTCATTTTAAAAACGTTTTTTAATGATTAGTAAATTGCTGCAAATATAAAGCTATTTGTTAATATATGCAAATAGGGGAGGGTAAAATTTATATTTTACAACATATAATTTTCATAACTCTATAATTCACAACATTACAGCAACTTGCTTTTCCACGGCTTTTTTTATGAAAGCGTTAATAGAAACGCCTGCTTGCTTTGCCAGAACAGCCACTCTACTATGAAGTTCCGGTGATAAACGAACGTTCAATGAGCCAGAATAGCTCTTATGCGGTTCAATCCCCTCTTCCTCGCAATACGCCAGATAATCATCTACAGCCTCGTGGAAAGCCGTTGTAAGTTCCCGCACGCTTTCCCCCTCAAAATTAACAAGACCATCAATGCCTTCTATCTTTCCAAAGAAAACATTGTCCTTCTCGCTAAAAGATACAGACCCGATATAGCCTTTGTAAGTCAATGTATTCATATTTGTACTTATCTATCTCTTTTTTCCGAACAACTCGGAATGACTACCAATTCTAAGCAAGTCGATTATTTCTCCGTCAATCCAAATAAGAAGAAAATCTCCTTCGATATGGCATTCCATACAACCTTTATACTCACCTTTCAACATGTGAGGTTTGTATTCTTGTGGAATCGGATGGTCATTTATAAGCAGATTTGCGATATATTCAAAAGCTGCGATTTTTTTGGGGAATTTCTGAATACGTTTGAAATCTTTCTTAAACTGGCTTGTTGGGTGTAATTTCTTTTTCACTTCATTAATTCCTCCATCAAACTATCCACGCTGTCGAACGTTTCTTTATTCTTGGTCGTGCGTGCTTCCCTTATAGCCGCTATCGTTTCCTCGTTTGGCTCGGAGTATACAGCGTCCATCAAGGTGCTCTCTACAAAATTATTCAAACTCCTGTTCGCTTTCTTGGCTTGCTCCTGCAAGACTTGCAACAAGTCTTCACGTAAACGGAACGAGGTTTGTTTTCTTATTACTGCTTCCATATTACTTCTGTATTATATTGTATCGCAAAGGTAGTGCATTGTATGCAGAAAACAAACTTTCATGATTTTTATTTTGAGATCATTGAAGATAACATCATTCCACCTTTATCTTCAATGGATGCCCGCAGTTAGGACATTTATACCCACCATCGGTCTCTTTTTGTACTTCGGAAGGGGATGCGAAGAGTTCTGTTATTGGACAGCCTATTGCATCCATGATTCTTATTCAGCAGTTGCTTTGTAAACTTTCCCATCAATTTTAAAATAAACACCTTGTGGATAATATGGCTCATTTGTGAAAAAATCTATAAATGGTATATCCATTGTTCTTGCTACTTTATAAAGGAAATCATGTGTCGGATATTGCATTTTTTTATTAAACATATAAGCAGACATCCCTAATTTTTCAGCAACTGTATTAGGAGATATATGATGCTGTTTAAGGCATTCGTTAGTTCTTAGCTGAAAAAATCCATTTTGAATATGATTTTCCATAAAATCTAACTTCGTTGTACTTGTTGTTTTAAATGTGTTTAATGTCGGATTTATAAGATTTATATAGAATTGTTCTCGAACTCTTATGTCTCCTATTATAATTCTCTCAATTATGTATACGATAATAGATTGATTCCTGTTATATGCGTTTTGAACAGATTTTGCATTATATTCGCCTTTGGGAAGTGCGGTAATATAATTATTTACCCTGTTTTTTAAGTTCCAAGTTGAGCCTATATAATTATCATCTCCAATTTTTAGCATGTAAACAACTGGATGTACTTCTTCTGTGAACCATGTGAGTGTATTATTTTTATATACACAGCACTTTTCTAATAAATCGTAGTCGAACATAGTATCTAAATAAATTACAACTTTTCTGCTAACTTCTTAATATCTTCCTTGCTATTGATTACATGGGTGATGTTGCCTATTCGGACAGCTCCAATTACTTCTGCATCAGTTTGTCTTGTTGACGCAAACAAATCCCTAAACTCTACGTCAAGATATTTAGCAATCTCAATTAGTGTAGGTATAGAAACCCCCTTGCCGCCATTTATTATATTGCTAATATACTGAGGAGCCTTGCCCATTCTATCTGCAAGTTCTTTTGACGTCATATTCTTATCCGAAAGAATATCCTTTATCCTTAATTTGAAAATATCTGTATTTTCTGTCATAAATATTTTTTATGCAAATATAGTCTTATTATGTAGTTGTAAAGAAAATAGGTTTATTAAAGTGTCTTAAATAATCGCATTTTCTTTACTTTTTATTGTTTAGTAAAGAAAATAGGTTTACTTTTGCATCATCAAAATAAAACAACAGTACAATGGCAACACAGAAATACAACAAGAGTGAGATCATGAAAGACGCATGGAGATTATTCAGACTTTACCGAAAATTCTCTTGGTCTTTTGGCAAGTGCCTTTCTATAGCATGGGATAATGCCAAGATAGAGATAAAAAATAATGAGGCCAAGGCCAAGAGATTGGCAGAGGAAGAAGCTAGACGCATCGAGTATCGCAAGCATGTTGTCTTATCTCATGTCGGTATGGCTAGCCTTTACGGTAACAGGGTTTATTCGGGTGATTGATAACTATACATTAATAATATAAGGATATGGAAACGATAGAGGTATTGAAGAACGTACAAAGGATTGCGTTGGAGTGTATGATCGGAAAGAAACCGGTACATATAAACGTAGGCGTAATGCCGGAGACGGGCGGTTTATGCGTCACCGTACAGGACAGATTTCACGAGGTGGTCTACATGGAGATATTCAATGACTGGATGCCGGATCACAAGGAATGGAATAAAAAGACCTACGATAGGTTCATGAGCGTAATTAGCGACATGACTTGCAGGCTTGCGGGATAACTCGAACGACGGGGAGAGGATCGGAAGTAGATGCCCCTCCGGTAATACGGCCGGAGGGATTTTACAACAATAGCTCCATTGTGGTTTTTCGAGCCTTGAAAAAATAGGCCACGGATTTTGTCATATATAATTTTGTGATATGAAAATGATCGCTCACGTGACGGTAGCGAAAGAAGATATTTAAGGGCATTGATTCCAGTTGCAGACCGTCACAATAGGCAACTTCAATCTTTGCCCTTCGCTTTTTACCTTGTCAAGCGAGACTGGTAATAAGCAGGTAGGACGGAATACACCGGGGTTCAAGTCCCCGGCTACCACTTCGGTCAAAATAAAATCCTCAAAGGTAGTGCTTGACCGAGCTACCAATGAGGATAATATTAACCTTTATAACTGCACAAAGTTATGAAAAATAAAAATGAATTAGCAAAATATGATGCTAATATTTTAGAAAAAATCGGCAGAGACGGAGATAAATTTTCCCTGAACGACCTATGGATCTTGGCTGGAAGTCCACAGAACAAAGATCCTAGACAATGGCAAAGACTACCTCAAGCAGAAGAATATTTAAAGTCTGTAAGTAAGATTTTAAATGTGGGATTTTCACACATTATAAAATCCAAAAGAGGTAAAGGTGGTGGTACTTACGGTATTAAGCACGTAGTTCTTGAATACGCTCAATATCTAGATGCAGATTTAGGCGTATTGGTTAACGAGGTTTTCTTTCAAAGTGTAGAAGAAGAGAAGAATCCCGATTTGATCGTTGATCGTGCCATAAACACATATAAAAGAAAAGGTAAAAATGAGCGATGGATTGCTCAAAGGATTCAAGGTAAAATATCCCGTAGCGCATTTACTAGTACACTAGCTTCTCATGGCGTGGAACGTGAAGGTTTCCGCAATTGTACAAATGCTATATATAGTCATTTGTATGGCGGTGGTACAAATGTAATACGTGAGAAGAAGAATCTTCCCAAAACAGCGAACATAAGAGATCATATGAGCATAGCTGAGTTGATGGCAGTGGGCCTTGCGGAAGCTTTAGCCTCCGAGGACATCGAGAAGAATGATCTAAGAGGTAACGGAAAATGTGAATTGGCTAGCGGAAAAGCATCCAAGATCGTAGCCAATGCAGTCATGGAACATAATAAACAAATTAAAATGATAGAAAGATGAGCAAACATAGAAGAAACAGATCAAATAAAATCATCCGTATGCCTTATTTAGCGAGTAAAGGTAATCTTAGATTTATCCAGACGGAAGATATGACACTAAAAGAAGTCAAAGAGTGGGAAGGCAAGTACAAAACCGTTTCAGTCAATTCAGATGATGGAGCTATTATTGAAATGCAAAAATCATATGTATACGGCATAGACAAAAAAGGGCACAAGAGTATTAATCCTGAAAACACTGCATTATTTATTGCAGTATGCGACAATATATGTGAAAAAGAGGTAGGAATCGTTCTTTCCTCAAAAAAAGATGTAATAAAACTACGAGACTATATCAATAGATACTTAGAAGATAACCTATGATTAGATTAAGCATCCCCAAACCTTAACTATGATCCAACAATCAGTGCCAAGTGGATTATATAGGTACGGCGTAAGGACGTACAGCCAATTCCATGACAATTAGTGAATAGATGCAATGATTTAAAACTAGATGAATATGAAAGATATAAATAAAATACTCAGCGACATAGCCTTGATATCAAGGGAGGATAAGAAAGCGATGGAGCGATTCAACCGGCAATCCATCAAGATGGAGAGGTTGATCGATGAGCTGGAGAGGGCTTGCGGATTTAGAGAGACCAACCCCAAGCCAAGCATGACTGTTTCGGTGTACAACAACGGAAGGTCAAAGCCGGGAAGATTCGACCTTCGATCGTTAAACACGCATCTTTTAGCGCAATGAGGAAAAAGCCGTCTAGCCAATAAGGGCCGGACGGCTTTTTATCATCCTCTTGACGTAGGATCAGGCTCCTCGAACTTAACGGAAAGCCTACTATTCAGCCTATTACGATCCAAGGCAAAGCTTGATGATCTCTTATGGACAAGGGTAAATGTCATACCAAGATCCGGAACACGCAACACGACCTTGCCTTGTTGAAGGACAGCCACGAACGCCTTATAATTCAGCAAATATTCCTCTTGCGTATCACCGTGTATATTGAACGTAAGGGTAAGATCCCGGCTAGCCACCTTGGGATTATTGAACACGACCCTCTTCCCGTTTTCCAACCGGCTCTCGTTCTCTATGAAATCCTTGTTTCCCGCTGGGGTTAGCAAGGTCTGGATAAAACCCTCTCCCATGGCGACACGATACGTGCCCCATGCGTCATTCCCGTTAATATATAGATCCCCTAACATAATATCCTTGCCGTTCCGTCGTTAATAATCTCCACCTCGCATCCCCCGATATTGACAAGCAATATCACGGAGTAGTTCCCGGCCTCTATCTTGGCCTTGCCCCCGTGCATCAAGATCACCTTATGCACCCTCGTGTTATCGTCATAACTCAAATACGCCACGGTATTACCTATCACACCTACGTTTGTTTTATTGTGAAGCTCAATTAGATCACGATCCACGTATATCCCGTAGGGAGCTATGTTTTTAGCCATGCCTCTAAATAAATCCAACGAGGGATAATTATTCTCCTCGCAAAACTCCCGCCCTTGCGGGGAAAAAAACAGCCAACATAGGCTCTTCCAGTCAGTGGCCTTGCCTGATTCACTGCAAGCCCCTATTTTTATAGCTTTCCTTGTTACATCTCTTACTTCCATATCAAACTATTTTAGTATATTAGCGTATTATTTAATTCAATTAATCATGGACACAATTTTAGTTTTTCAATTTGGTGATCAATCTGTCGAAAAAGAGTACAGCACGACTAGATTTATGGCATATACGAAAAATGGTGCCATTTTTCATTTTAAAAATCAAGAATATGTCTTGTCTTCAATAGACCATTTCTTTAATGAAAATGGTATACATGAAAAGACTGTACTTTCTTTCGATAAAAAGTGACAATATACAGAAGGATTGGTATATTTAAGGCGCCAATCCTTCTGTGTTCTTTTTAACTACAGCTATATCAGATTTTATATCTTTCAAATATTTTGCGCTAATAGCGGTATTATCATTGATCTGCTGTAACTCTATATAGATACTGGCGATCATCGTCCTAGTCTCATCCGCCACGTCATACAACGAGGCTATCTTTACAGATATCACGTCCATACTGGCCTTTATATACAAGAGGCTCAAGAATTGCTCGGAGCCTTGCAAGAACAACAGTATCTCCTCCCCTGTCATTTGCAGGGCGGTGAAACGGCCATTTAACTCATCGGCGCTATCTTGAGACATCTTCTCGAAACCTCCGGATGTAGCGGTCTGCTCATATTTATCATTTTTATCCTCTTGGAAATACTTGCTTGACGTGTCGAAGACCTTCTGGGCCTCAGCGTCCATTTTTTCCTTCAACTTGTTCAACTCCGCTTCTTCCCAAGGCGAAACGATACCATCGGACATATAATCGGCCAGTTTCTTCATGAATTCCTCTACGGAAGGGGATAATTTCTTCTTCAAGAACTCAATGATAGCCGTCTTGATCAAATTTTGGACAATCTTAGTCGAAGCCTCTGCCGCATCAGTTCCTGTAGCCCACGCCTCCGAATACGCTTGGGCGAACTCGTCAATAGCGGACATGACATCGGTTCCTGTTATAGCCTCTACAGCTTTCTCCTTATTGTCCTCCAATTGAGCGTTGATATCCTCCAATTGCTTTTGCCAATCCTTGATCCGGTCATCGTCGGTCTTTTTCTTGTTCCTTTCCTCCTCGATTTGTTGTTGGATGATCACTTTTTGCTGCTCTAGCAATTTATTTTGCTGGTTTATGAGCTTAGAAGCGTCCGTAGAATAAGCCTTTTCTATGGAACGGCCTAGCTTCTCATACGAGGCATCCAACACATCGATCTGGTCTTGTAATCTCTGTATACGTTTCTCGTTCTTTTTGTCATGGATCTTAGCGATAGAGGACGCTAGAGAGGTCACTACCCCAATAGCAGCACCAGCGGCGGTTCCTATAGGGCCAAATAAAGACGCAGCTTTTTCTCCTATAACACCCAGTTTTTTTCCTATAGAAGCAGCTAGCTCACCAAACTTTTCCCCAGAAATAGCCCCCTCCATTCCTGATGATATAGAATCAAATATAGTCTCAAACCCATCCGCAACTTCTTCAATAGCATTTATATCAATAGACTCGCTTAGTTTTCGAAATGAAGTAGACAAGAATTGAACAGAGGTCATAACTTCATTTACACCCTCATTAATGAGCTGTAATGATTCCGTCAGTTTTTTGGGGTCGTCACCAGCGGCAAAGAATCGCCTCACTCCTTCTGTCACCTTGTCAAAAGCGGGTCGCAACTCATCGACCTTCTCGTTGGTGCTCTCAACGCTTTTCCCTGCCCTATCCATTATTTCAGGCATATCAGACCAAAGATCGAATTGTTCCTGCGTTATGCCTAATCCCTTGCCTTTTGATTCATCCCATTCTCCGGACTTAAGAAACTCCAAGGCCTCCTTTCCCTTGGTGGATATCTCTATCAACTCCTTTAGAGTCTTGTCCTTCATGTCTCCAAAAAGAGCGATTATGGCATTGGCGGTATTGCCACTTTTTATCTCAAGGTCGGAAAGCTGCTTATCCCATTCCTTCCCGAGTATCAATTTCTCCCCCTCGGTCTCGGCAAACGCTATTTTTTGCCCGTATTCGGCGGCGAGTGCCATTTTTTTGTCTTGATAAGTGCCATATTCCTTAAGATAATCATTCATGGCTTTACGTTGAGCCTCGATCTGCTCGTTCTCTACTTCTTGCGTGGACCGCATACGGGTAGCCTGAGCCTGCGTAATGGCTGTTTTTATTTCAACCGTTTGTTCTTGCGTGAGTTTTCCCCCTTGAGCCTCACGCCACTCTTTCTCCCTCTTACGGATAGCCTCTATTTCACGATCGTAATCATATTCTATTTGGGCGATGCGCTTATCGGATCCTTCCTCCATAAGATTTATCCTAGATTGCTGGTTCTTATTTTGGAGATCAAGTAATTGCTGATTAACACGCTCTTGTATTTCTTTTTGTTTTTCAGCCTCTTTCTTTTGTCTTTCTGTTTCTTGTTGAGCTTTTTTAAGTCTATCTTCTTCGTATTTATCGTACTTTTCAATGCCTGAACTAGAAAGAAGATCATCAGCCGCCTGTTCTTTTGCCTTACCAAGTTCAAAATAAGCGTCCGCATTCCGCTTCAAGGCTTGTGCGTCTCTATCTACAGCTTCCGCTTCATGATCAAAACTTTTTGCCCTATCTTCTACTAATTGTTGATGAGATTTTATATTACCAAAACGAGTATCTTGTATAACCCCGGTTGCGTCAATTTCCTGTTTTTTACGAGTTTCACTTGCTTTTTCTCTAATTTTATCTGCCTCTATTTCTTTTTGGATAGCCTTTTTATATTCTTCGGCAGCTAAATCTTGAGCGGCAGTAGCTTGAGCACGCAATTTCAATGAGTTTATGAAATTATCTGTATTATCCACAAACAAATTCTCAGCATCTCTTACAGACTTAATCGAAACCCCCATCGAATCAAACGCATCTTTATTCTTCTCAATAAATTTCTGCTGTTCTTGCAAATTACCTGCAAGTTCTTTCCACTGTCTTTGATATGACTTAAACTGAATAATCAACTTGCTTAATTCTCCGGAATTTTTAGAAAAAGATTGGTTTAGCTCATCTTGTAGCTGCTTTGTATTTTTTATAGCCTCGCCTGCTCCAAATAATTTTTTCGTCCATTCGATAATATCCTTCCCATAGACAGATAAAAGCGTTATCGCCGCAACCAAGGCCGTTTGCCAGCTGAAAATAGATGTTATCAACTGCTTCCAGACAGGAGCCACTTTTGCCACGTCATTATTTCCTGCCGCTACAGCCATCTTGAACGCCTTATACTCCGCAGCGGCTTTCTTCAGCTCATCGGCAAGCATCGGCAAGTTATTGGATATAGCCAAAAAGAATGTATTCCAGCCAACAGCAAGGGAAGGCAACTCCCTTGCGACCTGTTGAACCGACACGCTCAATCCGTTCCAACTACTGGCGTAATTGCCGACGTTCCGTTGATATCGTCCGGTAGCTTGCTCCGCCGAACTAATCTCCGTATTCAAGGCCTGTATCTGTTTTTGCAGGTTAGTCCCTACGGTCGCTTTCCTATCCGTAGCGGAAAGGCGGTCATACTCGGCATTAAGCAACGACAATTGCTTTCTCAACGCTACGAGGGAATCCGAGGCGGCTCCCTCGATCTTGATATTGTCCGAATATTCCTTCCTTAGCCTCTTCAGGGCCTCGTTCTCTAAAGCGTGCTGCCGGGTCTTCTCCTTCAGGTCGGTTAATATATTAGATCCCTTCTGGGAATTTTTATCCGCATCCGAGAGAGACAAGTAAGACTTATTGAGTTTTTTGATCTCGTCACTTAGGCCTTTAACCTTTAGTTGTTGCTCGACAAACACATCGGTAGCGTTATTCAATTCTTCTGTTATCTGACGAGCCCCATCAATAATACCATTAGAGACCTTAAGCTGCTCTATTACCCTTTGATAATTCTGCATCTGCTGCTCATAGTCCTTTAGTTTCCGTGTCGCCTCCTCGTATTTCCGGTTTAAATCGTCAAATCCCTTGGTATCTGTAGATACATCGAAATCCTTCAAGGCGGATTTCAACTCCTCCACCTCCTTTCGAAGATTTATAAGTTTCTGTAGATCGGCATCGACCTCGAAATTTAGTTTTGCCATTAATCACCCTCCTTTCCCTTTCGGTTCAACAAATCACGCCCGGTTCTCTCCACGATCAAATCACCGGTAACGCTATGCAATATATCCTTCTGCATGATCAGAAGGTTTCGATAAGGTATTTTATAAACCACGTCCTCATAAGACAATCTTAACGATTCCATGAATGTGGCCACTTGCCCTAGCATGGTCTCATTACCTGTCACTTTGGTGTCGCCGCCATTCTTGCCACGCTCTCGGCTAAGGCGGCACAGACGAAAAAATCCTCTGCGGATATGAATTTAACGACAGTCTCCAACGCCTCCCTTAGCTCATGAAGGGTCGCCCCCTCGATCTCCTCATATCTATCGGCGCTCCCCAAAACAAACACTGACAAACCCTTTAGTATATTTTCCAGTTCGTTCCTCACCTTTTCAAGATCCTCCTTGCCCGATGTTGTCTTATCAATAAGAGATAGGTATTGTATACCTTTGCAAATCGTCGCTATTGTAGGAGGACTTACCTTATACGCCTTCCCCCCTAGGACCACGACCTTGAAATCCTCACCTAGGACAGCGTCAGCCACTAAACTAGCACCCTTGTTCATGTCACGTAAAAAAAATTAGAATTAAACAAAACGGGGACGAACGGAAAATACCGCCGTCCCCGTTCCTATAAGACATATTACATTCAATCCTTCAAGGATTTTCCTTCCACGTCAAACCAATACTCTGAAGCTATTGTCGTGGATGATTTCAGCGGGGTGGCGGACATCGACAAACCAACGGCCCCATCCGTGGAAGCCCCACGACCCACAAGATTCGCCTTTGGGAAAATGATAGCCACGTCATCATTGGTAATAGCGACGATACATTTATATCGTTGCTCGCCGGCGTTGCCACGTTCCCATCCCTTATCCGTATCCAAGGGTTTACCGCCCATAAGCTCGGCCTTGGTAGCGAAGTCATATGCCCCGATCACCCAATTCAAGCTCTGTGATCCTGCCTCAAACGATGACCGATATGTCTGGCCGGTCAACTCATCCTTGAATTCTGTTAACGTACCGTCCTCCTCGGTATATTCATAAGTCCCTTGATGGACGATTTGAACATCCTTGAAAGCCGTAAATAACGTCTCCAAGCTCTCGTATGTGGGTGCAGCAACCAGAGGCTCCCCATAAAGTATCCTTTTTACGCCTATAGCAGAAATTGTTCTTCCCATATTACAATACTATTACATTTAAAACTTTAAATAATACTCTCACATTAACGTAGTGACATTTAAGATCCCTGTTAACCTCAATTCTAGTAGTGTCTACCTCGTAGGTATAAGGAGTGCCATCAAACACCGAGGTGTCCTTGAACACCTCCATGGACATACGTTCCAGCTTATTCATCCTGTCCAAATCAGGCGTTCCTTTCTCGTCCAGATCAGGGACGGCTATATTGACATGAACGAATCCCACCTTCCATGTAATTCCCGGCTCCGAGGAATTCGAGTGTACGGTAACCCTCTCCTCCTCAAGCTTACCTGTAGGCGTATCATCCTCCTTGTACACCCCGGTAACACCAAGTTCCAAGGCTTTCTTATATAAGATTGTCTGTATGTCCGTGCTTACTATCATTGTAACATAGCTATTACTTTAGCCTCGGCAGTATCTATCACGTTTAGCTTATGGATATCATTCACATAGCTAGCGTAATCCATTCCCGCTACGACAACCAATGTCACTCCCTTTGTATGCTTAGAAGCCAGATCCCTAGCGTAACTAAGCCCTTGCCTGCTCCCCTCGCTTCCATCCCCGGACTTTCCTTTAGCCCAGAACTGGACCGTCTTTTGGGATCTGGTCGTGAAAAAAACCTTCTCATAATTTTCTCCACGTCCATCTATCCTCTTAAACCCGCCTTCCTTTACGATCTTACCGTCCATTGATATGACATATCCCAATGAACTCCTCAAGTTTCCGGTAATATTGTTATATTTACCTTCTTGAACGGCGGTCTCATAAGCGGATTGCCCTAGTTGGGCTAGAAAGGCGAACACCTCACGATAGGCCTCCAAGATGAAATCATCCACATCGGACAAATCATAACTTAACTTTATTATTCCAGCCATATTTGCCCGTAATTTAGATAATCCGTGAGCATCGGGTTGATAACAACGCCACTACCGCGAATACTCCCATCTTGATTCAATACTCTCACGATATCCCCGGCATCAATCTTGATCTTATCTGTCACGACACGATATTTGTAATCAAAGGCTACGCCATTTACCGTATATACCCGATCGGCGCTCTTATCATAGCATTTACATCGTCCCAGTCTCTCCCATAACTCACCACCAGTCCCGGGAACAGGATTGCCATTGTCATCGTGATCATATTCCTTGACAACCTTTCGTTCTAATATGTGAGGAGCGTAATACATATCAATAATCCATATAAGATGAGACTACCCCAAGACCGGAAGACACATCCGGGCTAACACCATTCCGTTCGCACAGGAACAAATAATACCGCCGGAGGCCGTCCTTGTCCCAAGAGACAGAGAAGCCGCTCTCATTGACGCTATCAGGGCGCAATAGCAGCGACGGGATGATCTCTATCATCCCTGTCTCTACCTTGCCTATGGATTCACTAGACATCTCATCGTCCGGGGATAGCCCCGATTTGATGCTGAAATCCAGCATATCCGCCTCGGATAGATCTCCATAAGCCGAGAATTTCTGCCCTATGTAGTCTCTTATCGTCATGCCTCCACCGTCAATGAGTAAATGCCATTAATCTCGGTAAGGACCGGCAAGGATAGCGATTGAGCCTTGGTAAACTCTACGCCATTGGAATTGTCCGTCTCGCCCTTGCCCCATTGAGAGATACGAATCCGGCCATAATTAGAGTAAGTAACGCCCGGTTCCTGTCTCAACTCATTATCGGCGTAAGCGTTCTTGATGACACCTAATTTACCTGCCGGGACAAAGACGATATTCTTGTCGTTCCAAGGCTTGTACTCGGATAGCTTGCCGTTGTCTTGGATACGGGTGATACGTCTCACTGTCTCTATGACAGGAAGGTCATTAGAGCGTAGGAACTCATTCAAACCGGACATCAAAAGAGGAGTGCCGGATTTGTCGGTCCCAAAAATGACCTGTTTCATCTTCCTGCTCTTAAGCAAATAAGACAATCTGGCCGGAGACATCAATATCTTATCAAACGTCACCTTGTCTTGGGCCGCATCCACGACACCTTGGATATCCTCGAAAGGATCGACGTTGTTCTTATTGGTATCCGTCCAGTCAAGGGTAACGCTAGCGATATTCTCGGGCGGCATCTTGTAATCAATAATACCACGTACCCCTCCTTCAGGGTTATTATTGGCATTAAAGGTAAATACCCCCTTGTTGGACAAGGCACCCAAGAAAATAATATCTAGCTTAGATTGCACGGATTTGACAACGGTAGACACGTTATTCCACATCAGATTAATGAGCTGCTGTGTCTTCTGGTCATCCGTCAACATCCTAGAGTCTAGGATCTGCAAGACCTTGCGATACTCCTCGATCGGCATTGAGTAACTCATCTGGTGGGTAAGGACCTTTTGCTTCAAGGTCTCAAGCCCCTCCGTACCCAAGATCGGTTCCTTTCCCTTGGAATCAAGGGTAGCCGCCGCAACGCTCAAGTTATATTGCCCGATCAGCTCCTCAAAATTAAGGCCGATAGTCGGGACATCCCAATCAAGATAACGCTCGTAGATATTCTGGTCAAACAAGCGCTTGCGAAGCTCCGTGGCAGCGTCAATACGAATCTGAACCTCTTTTGTCAGTTCGCCAAAAATAGAACTATAAACATCCATCGTTCACCTCCTTACTGTCTAATATACTTAATAGTGGGATTATTCTTCATGCTGAATCCCGTCAACCATGAGGAAGGGACTGGATAAGCCACATCCTTAAGGATAAGGACCTCATATCCCGCCGATACCGTCTGGAAAGACATATTCTTCGTATAGACAAACGTTGTCTCAACCACAGCGTCAGGCTCATCCGTTCCCACGGCAAGAATCGCCCCTTCTGTAGCAGACTCTACAGCGGCAGCCAATGTAACCACGTCATAATCAGAGTTGCTTGAATCTACGGAACTCACGTTCTGCCCACCAATAGAATCTCCCTTGGCGACAAAGCTATCTTTCCCTATACGTGGCTTAGTGGTCGTTCCTCCGGCTAATACCTTAACGGCCTTACAGATCTTGCACTCCATGCGATCAAAGTCCAGCTTGATAGGAGTGCCTTTTCGCACGATTGTCCCTTCCGCCAACTCAGTGGTTAATTTGAAATCTCCGGGAAGGGGAGAGCATTCCCCGCGCCAAAAGACGGGGAACGATCCTTTAATCTTTGTTTTGTTAAATTCGATACCCATAATCTTTTACTTTAATTAGCGTCCGGCAATGATTTGGCCCAATCCTTAGCGAGCTCCTTGCTCTTTTCCTTGGACGTAGAGACAGAGAACGCCGAACCTTTTTCCTCTAATCCCTTTGCGACCTCATTTTGTCTCACCTTGGACAGATAAGTATCAATCGCATTATCGTCCATATCGTCCGTTATAGCGAAGCCCTCCTCTATCCGTTCCTTTGAGATCTTAAGGCTCTTGGCCTTGTCAAGGATCAGATTGTGTCTTTCAGCACGTGCTTTCTCCTCCTTAGCTTTATCATTCTCGGAGGTCAAGAGCCGGATTTTCTCGTCCTGCTCCTCACGATACTTCTTGAACCAATCCGGCTCCTCGTTTTTATCTGGTTGCTGTTGCTGGCCGCCCCCCTTGCCTCTCAACTCCTCTAATTCCTTCTTGTAATTTGCGCATTCGGTTCGCACCTTATCCAAGGAACTCTGGTAAGATTTCAACATTGATTCTTGCCCTGCTACCGCAGTTTCAAGATTATCGTCCGTAATCAGGCCAGTGGACCCCAATGATTCTGCCACGGACCTCAAAACATCCTCCGTTAACCCAAGATTTGAGTACTTCTGTTTTAACTGCTGGAAAATCTTCTCTTTCATGCTATCACTTTTATTTTTCGCATAAAAGTATTGATACATAAGCTTGTAATAAAATAAAAACAGGCTATATACATGACAATAGACCGATTGTCACAAAAACAATAATATTAAACCATTCGTGCCTATTGCTTGATAGGCTGCGCATGCGCCGGTACATCCTTTAAATCGAACGGTCCGGGTGTCATAGCTTGTATGCAGAGATACAATACGCCATCCTGCGTGTAGTACTTGTTGAATTCAAGCGCCATATTTTGTGTATATGGAATAGGATCTTCCATAGTGCCGGCGTGTCCTTCCGCGTCTACTCTTTTCCACAGGCTTAGGGTCGCCGTACCCAGCTTCCAGTTATCTTGCGTGATATGGTCTTTGATACATTCCCACAGGATGTCCTCGACCCGGTATCGCTCACCGGCTTTGACATTTATCCCGGCTTCCCATTCCGGGTATCGATCCTTGACCTGTAAGGCTTCCGACGGGGTAAGGTTATACGTGTTTATCTCCTCGGTAGCCTCCTTGTCCAGTTCGTCCAATGCCAACAACCTGCTGAGTTGCCTATTGATTACGGGCTGCTCTTCTTCCGGATAAGTCCATTCGTCGCTATTCAATAGCTCTATGAAAGACGGGTCGTCGAAATTATAGCGATGGAAGTCCTCCTCGGCAAAGGGAGATAGATACTCCTCATGCAAGACTACCTTGCTTTGATCCACACTCGTTCTCATTTCGGGCAATATCTCGATTCCGTGAGATTTAGCCCATAATAAATCCACTATAGCGTACCTCATATCATTTTGCTTTTAATGTTTGTAAATAATCATATGCTTTGATACAGTCGTCTTTGGATAGGATATGGTTGTAAATGCCAAGGTTTTTGAAAGCTATTTTGGTAAAATTAGATCCATTGTTTCCAATAGTTAATTCTTTTTCTAGATCTGAAGCATCTTGTTTCTGAGTGTTTTTTACTTCTGACCAATCGTCAAGATATATGCGACCGTCAGAACATACAGCTTTTAAGGACTTAGTATCATTGATGGACATTCCTGAACTTCCTGTATTTATATATATAGTTAATCCAGAAGCTGTATTAAATACGAACAATGAGCGACTTTTAACTATTCCGGCGCTATCTTTTTTATCCTCTATAAACTTCCAATCTCCTACTACAGTCCAATTATCCCCCATGACAAAATTCGACGAAATAATCTTATCATCCACCCCATCCGTTACCAGATAGCCTTCGTATTCGGGGATTTGCTCGATAGTAATGTCACAGGTTTCTAAGATTTTATCTATTTTATAGCCAATAGTAACTGGGTCTTGCCCTGAACTATCTATCACATCCACGTCGTAAATACCATCTTTTGGTATAACATAAAAGTCGAATAGAGCTCGACCAATTATTAAATTAACACCTTCAGGTAATCCCGTTACTCTAATTCTTTGTTTTAGGTGCTCAATATTTTTATAAATTAAAGTAGCAGTGTTATTCTTGACAGAAGTTATATTTACCTTACCTGATGTAGCGGTAAAATCCCCTCTATCGTGAACCTGTGTCCATTTCATATAATTTTGAGCATACAACCCATATCCACTATTCTCTGCAAACCCAAAGTTACTCAATACAAGATTATTACCATTGCCTGTTATGTTAGCTATGGTAGCCCGATCTTCGTCCTCATTGGTTTTGCCTACCACTGTCCATGCTTGGTCGGGGAAGAGCCAAGGGCGCTGGGAATCATCGCCGGAACCGCCACGCCCTCCAATCCCCAGCTTTATCCCTCGCAAGTCTATGCCCGAAAGATCGATCTTGGATAAATTGATGTCGTTTAGAGCTATCATTGCAGTATCGATATTTTAGAGATTTCTATTGTCGACACGATCCTTACTATCTGTCCAGATTTACCTACTACCCCATTCTCATACAGCTTGACATTTCGAGCTAGATAAGCTGCAACTACCCAATTATCACCAGTAATACTTCTCTCTAAGACAATATTACCATTATCTTTAAGTTCTACATGTAGAACTATATCGCTTGATTCGAGCGATATAGAATCCGATATATACTTATCTCCTTCCTTTCGGAACATTACATCCTTTACCATAATATTTAAAATTCAATTTTGTGAATAAATATGCCTTTATATACCATTTAACAGTATTTTTTATTTAAATAATTCCGTAAGACCTTTAATTTCGATCGGAATCATCCGGGCTTTTGGAATTTTCAATCTTCTCTTTTCTATTATCTTGCGTCTTTTCCAGCTTCTCCTCTAATATCCGTCGAATCTCCTCCTCCGGCTTATCAGTCAAGGACAGCATATCTACCGCCGTTTGAAGGGACACCAATCCTGAATCATAGAGTTTCGCTATCATATCTATTCTCTTATCCTTATCCTCGGCGAAAGGCTCGGAGAACTCATGTTGCAGGTCGAGCCTGCTTAACTCCTCTCTCATGCCGATATGAGTTACGTTCATCATGATAGCCAATATAAGATTCTTCTCACGGTCTATTAATATATCATATATCTCTTTCAAGTTATCCCTTTTCATGTATCCAAGGGCCAAGGCCCTTTTCAATGCCTCCCCGGATAATGTCCCAAGCCCCTTCATGTTCTCATAACTGAAATCCGGGGTGAACGTATCGAATAGTATGCTTGATGACAGGTCTTTTTTCTCCGCCTCTTTCATCGTGGAATAATCGGGCGGAACGAGATACTCGGCAGCGCTTTTGTCCTTATCGGACATGGTGATAACCTCTCCTACCATATTAGATCCTCCCCCTACTATGCTCTGAATGACATCAGCGGTTAATTTCAATTTTGGATCGGAGAAATAATTATTGGAATCCGCCGCCTTGCTATCAACCGCTTCCTCTCTGTCTATACGCTTTTGCACCCCATACCATGCCTTGTTTTGACGATAGTAGATAACATTTATTTTACCCGAAGGATTAAGCAATGGCGTAACATCCCATCCGATATCCGCTCTCTTGCATCGATAGATGTATTCCGGGGTCTCTATATCAAAATGCTCTACGGACTTATCGCCCTCAAGTAGCGTATATCCATAACCAAAAGCTATCATGTTATCCCATTGATCAAATAAAGGCCGCAATGTATATCCTTTTGACTTGGATATAACCTTAACCTTTACTTGGGGCATACCATTTTCCCTGTATATATGATAAACCTTAGCGCTCTCCGTCTCCGCACCGGCCAAACGCTTGGCTTCCCGGATTGTCGTGTTGAATCGAGTATAACGGAGAAAATCACCGAATGCATTGAAAGCCTTATCCGTATCATCCGATACAGCTTTCCACAAGATAGGCTGACCGAGGAGAAAAAACAGCTCCACCTCATTTATATACGCTTGCCTTCCTCGTGGCAATTTCTCCGTGATATATGGTTCTTGATTTTTCCTGTGCTTATTAGGACGTTTATTAACCTCATGGGATTCCGGGTTATATTCCAAGATCGCTTGGGAAACATCCTTGTCCCGGCATTGCATCATTGACATGGCTCGGCTTATATCCCTATCCTTGATAAGGCTGACCAAGTCCCTCTCCACTCCAAACGAGTTCAATATCTTGTTTTGGAAAACCTGAAATATAGCGTCTATGTAATTCATGTTAAAATCCTAACTCCTCCTTAGAGTACTGTCTTGTTGTTAATACTTTTCCTAGAAGCTTGCCTATCGTCCAATAACGTGCCCCGTCGATAAGATGGTTATACCCGTCAATAGGCTCATTGATAAATTTACCGTCCTTGTTTTGGGCGTATACATAGTTCCTAAGCTCTTTTATCAAGTTTAAAGATCTCTTGGTGACACAAATCTTATACTCCATCATCTTGATAATACCTCCCATAACAGATCCCTTGTACTTGTCCGCAGGGTATATGATTATCCCCGCATTTGATATTTCTTGTATAAGCCTTGGATCGGCGCTGTCAGCGTAAACCACCAAGCCAAGGTCTTTCAATACCTTAATAATCTCCTTGGTTAACATATGGGTACGGTAACATTTCTCGTCAAGATATAACCTATCATCAACCAATCCGCATCTAACTATAGCGGTAGGGTCATAGCTATATCCAAAGTCAAGCCCTAACGCCACATGCTTGGCATAGGAAGGGAACTCGTCCACGATCTCGAAATCAGGGAACACCAACCCTTCGGCCATCGCCCGCTGCCCTAACCCATAAACCGCCCAAAGCACCTTATTCTTATTCTTCAATGACTCTATCTCATCGATGATTGTTTGCTCTAAAAAAGGATTGTCCTTATAAGTGGATATAAAATGATACGTCCTAGGGTCATTGTTTAGATCGCAAATCCAGTGCTCGTCACTGAACGACGGGTTATAATCAATGACAGAGAAAAGAGTGGTACGCATCACCAGTTGCTGCCACTCAAGATAAGATATCTCATTTCCCTCGTTACAATAAAGTATATCACGTTTCCTTCCTCTTATCTTCTGCTCATCATCCGTGGAAAAGAACTCCACGAATGATCCATTTGGGAACGAGTAAACCATCTCCGACTTGTTCATGCACCTATTATCCCATATACGGAACTTATCGATCATGATTTCCTTGAAATCCCGGAAGACAGATCCCTTCAGCGCCGGCAATGTCTTCCTCACGATAGATAGAGACAGCTTAGGGTTATGAAGGATATACGCTATAAGGAATATCAATATGTTATAAGTTTTACTGCTCCTTGAAGATCCTTGGGCAGATATGATCTTATAACCGCTATCCAAAGCGCCCTGTACCTCCGTATATATCCTAGTCGTCTGTATCACCATTGATAACGTCCTCCCTCTTGTCAATAACCTGAATAGTTATGGATTTATCCTCGCCATCTATATTGACCTCCGATTTGACAGGCGCATCCCATCCCATCATCTTCGAAAGGCGATCCAAAGCGTCTATCTTGGAATACATCTTTACCTCAAAGCCCTTATCCGTACTTTTGACCGATTGGATAGCTAATTGGAAAGACAAAGGCAGTTTAGACAAATCTTTTATCAAGAAGATCACATAGTTCTTTCCCCTCTTGATTTGCAACATATCCACGACATTGGCCCGTGCTATATTCTTAAGGATATCAATAGCCTCGTCTTTGGTTATATCCGATCTTCTTTGTAAATCAGCTTGCAACTCTTTTACCCTTACCGCTATCTTACCGTTGGCTAGAAGCTCGCAAGCCCTTATATTAATAGTCTCGGGTCTCATATTCTCGCAAGAATAAGCACGCCTATACGCCTCGGAAGCATTGCCTGATTCCAAGTAATAATTACAGAACTTCTCTTGCTTGATTGTCAATTTCATGTCTTTGCCTTGAATAAAGATCAAGACCAAAGTTATGTCATCGATATTTATGGTCATAAATAAAGAAAGGGCGATTCGTGACAACAGGTAGAATGTCACGAATTACCCCTAAAAAACCACAAAATTTATTTGGTCTTACCCAGCCGAATCGATATCTCAGAGAAAATACGCTCTATATCTTGCCTAAAGTACTTATACAATTGATAAGAAAAAACTATGCCATTGATATTATTGGAAACTACTGTCTTCTCCTTAATCCCTAGCACGTTCCCTAGTTTTTCTCTCAACCCAGCCTTCATCTTACCGCCAGCCAAGGTCATAGGAGAATAAAGATATAATATTATGAATATGAATTTTTTCCTTTGCGGTACATTCCCTTTAGGGATTGGCTTTCCTCCGAGGGCTATCTCCTTGAACCACTCATATAGGGTATCGATCATGCCCAAGTCGGTTAACACAGGTTTAGCGATCTCCGATTCACGCTCAGAGAGTCTGTACTTTTGCTCACGAATGGATTTGAGCTCAAAAATATTTGAAAACATATTTTCGTAACTTTAAGTTACGCACCTGTCCCGCAAATATAATGAATAATATACATGACGGCTACACTGTATCCATAAAATATGTTATTGATCATAATTGGGAATTGAGAAGGAAAAACGTTATATTTGTCACGATGGAGAATTAAGACATCAAAAATCCTATAAAAAAACGCCTTTTACGTGTATTTTTACGTGTAGTAATAAAAACAGCCTTGACAATCAGCAGATTACCAAGGCTGTTGTGGAGATGGAGAGA